CAATCAGGTCAAAGTGCTGGATCAGCTAAACAATGGGCTATTGGTGGTGGTTCTGGATTCACTACAAGTACAGCAGTGGCTGGAGGTGTTTATTCAGCTAAATATTATGCAGAACAAGCAGCAGCTTCAGCAGATAGTTTTGACGATGTTTATCTCGGTGCAAAGAGTTCTGATCCTACAGTAGATAATGATGGAGATGCTTTAACATCTGGAGATTTATATTATAATACTGGAAGTAGTGATTTAAAGGTCTATAGTGGATCAGCTTGGGAAACTGCAGCAGTAAGTACATCAGGATTGCCAACTGCAGGTTTTACAATCGCAATGGCAATAGCCTTATAGGGAGAAAGGAATGGCACAAAATTTTAGAAGGTATGCATTAAGAAGTATAGGTACAACAGCAGCAGATGCTCCTGATGGTACTGATTTTAATTCATATGATACAATAATAGGAATACATTTAGCAAATAGAACAACTAATACAATTAATGCTACTGTATTTATCACAGACTATAATGATGATGCAGATGATGATCCAACAAATAATGCTGCTAATACGTACTATTTATTAAAAGATGCACCTATACCAGCAGGATCTGCATTACAAGTAATGGATGGTGGAGCTAAAGTAGTTGTTCAAGATGGTGATCGATTATGGATTCAATCTGATACAGCAAGTTCATTAGACGCATGGGTGTCTGTTGTAGATGCAATAAGCACATAGGAGAGTTAAATGGGATACGTAGGAAATCAAGCAAGTAGCTCTTTTAATAGCGTAACTAAACAAGACCTTACAGGTGCTAGTGGTAGTTCTTTAACTTTATCAAATGCAGTGGCTAATGAAAATGAAATAGCATTATATATTAATCATGTTAGACAAGAACCTGCGACATCTTATACAGCAACTGGAACTACTGTTAGTTTACAAGGCTATACTGTAGCTGGTACTGATGATATATATGTAATATATTTAGGTAAAGGTCAACAAACAGTACAACCACCAGATGGCTCAGTAGGTGCTGCTCAATTAGGAGCTGGAGTAGTTCATGGTCTTGGAATATTTAAAGGTGATACCTCACAAAACTTAGGTGCTATTATAAGAGTACATGAAAACGAATTAAATACAACCACAACTATTGATGCTAATACAAATGGAGTAGCAAGTGGACCATTGACAATAGCTAGTGGTGTTACATTAACTATAACTAGCGGAGGAGCATTGTCAATCGTATGAGTACAATAAAAGTTAATACAATACAAGATACTGGAACTAATAATGCTATGGCTATTAGTGGTGGTACAGTTACGTTTTCTAATGCACCTAGTGGTTTAGGTAATAGTTCAGCTATAGTAAAAATATTAGATGAAACAATAAGCAGTACAGGAATGTATATACTTAATTCAACTTATATTAATTCTACCTATGATAGTTATATAATTCAAATAGAAACAATACCATCAAATGATACTAATTATTTTTATAGTGATGCATACGTTGGTGGTTCAGTAGTAGATTCTGGTAATGGATATAGTAGATATGTTAGAGAAATTGGTAGTGGTGATGTGTGGAATAGTCCTGGTCAAAGTGAATTTTGTTTATTCAATAGAAATGGAGTAGGTAACGCTACAGGTGAGGGTATTACAGTGAATGCTCTTTTACAAAATGTAAATAGTACAACAAGACCTGCTTTCATAACTGGAATGTCTGGTTATTGGGATACTGGTGGTGTCTTTAGGGCTGCTAATTTTGGAGGAGGCTTTCCAGCTACTAGTGCTTCAAGTGTAGTTAATGGAATTAATTTTTATTATAGTGTAAGTAGTACTACATTTACTGGTTCAATTAAACTATATGGGGTAAAATAAAATGGGTACATTAAGATCAAATAGAATTACAGATGTTGCTGGAACAGCATCTCCTATAATTCCTGGTGCTGTGTTGCAAGTTAAGCAAGGTATATTAACAACAAAATGGGCAAGTAGTTCTTCATCAACTGCATTTGAAAATACACCTTTAAGCGTGACTATAACTCCTCAATCAACTTCATCTAAAATACTTATTACTGGAATGATTAACTTCAGTGGTGAGTCAGGAAATCATGTTGATTTTAAAGTAGTTAGAAATGGTGCTGATATTTTACTATCAACAGAGACTATGGGTAGCAGAATAAAATCCCACATACATTATTATGTTGCAAGTGCTAATGATATTTATCAAATTCAAACAGCACCATTAAACTTGCTTGATGAACCCTCTAGTACAAGTGCTTTAACTTATACGTTACAAGCAGGAACACCTTATAGTGCAGGATATCAGGCAATCTTAAACCAAGTAGCTACAGACACTGATGCAGCTTACAACGCTTATACAGTAAGCACAATAACTGCAATGGAAATAGGAGTATAATATGAGTACATTAAAAGTTGGTGCTATACAAAGCACAACAGGTAATGCTGCTATGACTGTAGCGAATAATGGGGTAGTTACTTTCCCTAATAAACCAAGTGGTACAAGTCCAGTTGATATTATATCTAGCAATAATACTGGAGGTTCGACTACTGCCCTTGAAATAGATTTATCTAATAGTAATGACTATGCCTATCAAAAGTTAGTATTGAGTGGTGTTACTGGTGCTTCAGGTTCACATGACTTACATATGCAAGTGAGAAAAGATAGTAATGATACATATATTACAGATAGTTATTTAAGTATTATTGGAAGTCATATGATGACAAGCAGTAGTGCTTCTTCAAGTCATGCTGGTTTATGGAATGGTGCTCATTTTAGAATGTCACATAATAATATAGGTAGTGATGCTACACATCATCTTAATGATTTAGAAATTAATTTCTTTAATTCTGCTAATGATAAAAAGTTTAACATAGGTTGGCAATTATATGGTCAGAATTCTTCTGGAGTAATGAGAGAAAATGGTTCTGGAAAAGGTGGTTATGTTGATGTTATAGATAGAGTTAAATTTATTTTATCAGATACTAGTGTTGCTATAGTTTGGGATGCCTATACAGTATACGGATATAGGAGAGCATTATGAGTGAATTAAGATCAAATAGAATTACAGATGTTGCTGGAACAGAGATAGGAGGTTAACATGCCAAAAAGTCAAATAATAACTTCGTCTATTGCTAATGATGCAGTTGATAATACTATATTAGATTTAGCTGATGATTACACTTTTTCTGGAACTATTGCAGGTGATAATGCTGGATATACTTCAGGTACTACATTTGATTTAACCACAGCAACTTCTTATGAAGTAACTGGAATACCTGCTGGGATTAATCATTTAATAGTAGCAATATCAAATTATAGTAATGATAATAGTGAATTTATACAATTTCAATTAGGTACTTCAGGTGGTTATCCTGATAATAATTATAGCTATGGAGGAGTAACTCGTTATACAACTGGTAATTCACATTACGTAAATGCTGGAAATACTACAGCGATGAATGATGCAGTAGGTATATTTTATTATTGTCATAACTATTCTGGAGTAATTGATTGTAGAAAAATTAATGATGCTGACCATGAATGGGTTATACGTTCTCAACTGGCTAGTAACTACAATGGTGGATTTCATGGTAACACTAAAACAAATTCTCATTTTGGAGAATCTTGTGCATCTGTTAGATTAGCTGCAGCTCTCACAAAAATTAGAATAAAATCTCCAGCTGGTAATAATCAAAATAGTAATGCTGCAGAAGGTGGAAGTAGTGGTACTGATAAAGGTCATGTCAGATTATATTGGATGTAGGAGGAATTACAATGAAAGTAAAAGTAGTAACACATGATGCAATTACAGGTAAAACTGTAGAAAAAGAAGAAGACATAACTCCTAAAACTTATCCAGAGCAAGAGCTTAAGGTATTAAGATATGCAAGAAATGAATTATTAGCAGAAACAGATTATATGGTGTTAGCAGATACAGCAACAATAAGTGATGCTTGGAAAAAATATAGGCAAGAATTAAGAGATATAACTAAAACATTTAAAAGCATGGGAGACAAAGATTTTAAGTTTCCAACAAAGCCAAAGGAGTAGGACATGCCATATATAGGGAAAGAACCTCTACATGGGGAGTATATAAAGCTAGATAGTATTACTGCAGCAAATGCTACAGGAGCAGATAACACAGGAGCTGGTCCATATGATTTAGAAAGAAGTGGTGCAGCATTTAGTCCTGGAACTGCTGAACAGTGTATTGTAAGTCTTAACGGAGTAACACAAGCTCCTGGAGATGCTTATACTATAAGTGGTAGTCAAATAATATTTAGTGATGCATTAACAAGTAATGATGTTATTAATTACGTATTAGTTATGGGAAATAATTTAAGCACAGGTACACCTTCTAGTGGATCTATTCAAGCAGCACAGTTATCTAATACATTATTTAGAGACCCATTAAGAATTAACGATGATAGTATTGACACTAATATAACAATAGCTAGTACAGAAAGAGCTATGGTAGCTGGAGACATCTCCGTTGCTAATGGTGTAACACTAACAGTAAATGGAGTTTTAACAGTAGTATGAGTAAAATATTCGTAGACACAATAGAACCTAAAACAACAGGTGGTAGTATTACATTTCCTGAATCCTCTACCTTTAGTGGTACAAGTACTTTTAATGGCACATCAAACTTTACTGGAACAGTTACAGGTGCAAGCCCTACTGTTATAGTATCTTCTGGTAATGCTGGATCTGCTGTAAGTAATTTAGAAATAGATTTACCAACTGATGCTTCTTATCATAAGTTTGAATTAAGCATACATGATATATATAATAGTGGTGATACAGATTTAGCTGTAGCTTTTAGAACTTCAGGTGGAAGCTATGCTACAAACTATACATATAGTACAATGGAAAGAACGTATGGAGCATCCCCAAATGGTGCTAGTGGTAACTCTGGTTCTGGTAATGCTCAGATAGGGTATTATAATCTAGGAAATGCTCTAATAGAAGCTAACTCATATAATATAACTATAACTAATAATAAAACAGCTAGTTATCATACAAAATATTTTTATACAGCTTATGGATTAGCATCTAATGCTTATGCTACAATTAGAGTAGGTGGTGGCTCTGTAAACGTAGCAGAAATAAATGATAGACTTAAACTATATCCTTTAAGTGGAACAATGACCCATGGTGAATGGGTATTATATGGATGGAAAAAATGAGTGGAATAATAGAAGCAACGAATGTTCAAGCTGGTAATATAAAAAGTATTACTGGAAATGCAGCAATTACTGTAGCTAATGATGGAGGAATAACATTAGCTTCTCCTTTACCAATATCTCAAGGTGGTACTGGTTCAAGCAGTTTTACTGCATCAACAATGACTTTAGAAACTACTACAGCTACTACTTCAGGAACAGCAGTTGATTATGGAAGTATTCCATCAGGAACAAAACGAATTTCTATAATGTTTAATGCAGTTACAGGTGCAAATGCTAGTGTTTTAATACGACTTGGAACAAGTAGTGGTTTAACAACATCAGGTTATGTTACTAATAGTTCTTGGGGTGCTGATCAGGTGCAAGACACAAGTGGTTTTATTGTTTATGGAAGTGGTGGTGGTAATACTATTTCAGGTATTCTTACAATATGTCATATGGGTTCAAATCTTTTTGTTGGCTCTCATGCTGTTAGATATAATTCAAGTAATGGTGTGTTTGGTGGTGGTCATGTCCAATTAGGTGGAACTTTAGATAGATTAAGAGTGCAAATGGTTTCAGGTGGTGCTTTTTCTGGTGGCTCTGTCAACATTATGTATGAATCATAGGAGAATAACATGACAAGTATAATTAAAGTAAACAATATACAGAATAGCTCTGGTACTGCTGCTATGACTATTGATGGAAGTAGTAATGTTACGTTTCCTCAGAATGTAACATTTAGTGGAACTGTTACTGGTGCTGGATCGCTTGAAAAAATATCTTCAGCAGCTGCAGCTGCAGGCACAAGTCCATTTACAGTCGACTTACCAACTACTGCTGGTAAATACTCAAGGTTGCTATGGAATATTCGTGGTGTTAGAATGTCAACAGCACATGGTTTTGGATTAAGGTTTAGAACAAGTGGTGGAAGTGTAAGAAATGATGGTGCAAGTGGAAGTAGAACTTCTGGAGATTACTGGGCTTATAACTTTGAAGAGTTACAAGGATCAGCAGTAACTGGTGAAGATAATCCAACTACAAATGGAGTTAGAGCTTTTTATTATAATATGCCTTTGACTGATGATGCTGCTAAATATTTTATAAATTACGAATTTGTAATCTGTAATAATGAAGTATCAACTCTATCTACTGCAGTTCAGTATACTGGTTATGGAGGATCAGATTATAGTGGAACGAATTACTATTGTTGGAGAAGAGGAATGGGAGGAGTTCAAACAGCCGAAGTTAATGACCAAATGAAGATAGTCATGTTTAATTATGCTCAAGATACTTATACAGCTACTATGACGCATGAAGGTTGGGAATTATATGGAGTATTAAAATAATGGCACTAACAAAATTAAACTTCGGTGGCAATCAGCAAGCACTTGTTGCTGCTAATATCCCTACTATTACTGGTACTCAGCTCCCTATTGGTGCAATATTACAAACAGTAAGCACTAATGATATGACATCAGCATCTTATTCAGGCAACAGTTCAACTACTCCAAGTACTGTTATAAGTCTTGCAATAACGCCTTCAGCTACAAGTAGTAAAATTCTTCTTACAGGATTTATATCAATAGGAGGCAAGTATAGTGATCATAGTGCAGCTTTAGATTACATAGGAGTCAGATTAAAAAGAGGAAGCACAGTGATAGGTGAAACAACTGATTTATCAACAGCAACAACTGTTCATGGTGCTGATGCAAGTGGAGCAAGTCCTATGCACTCTGTTGTTAAAGATGCAGGTTATTCGGCTAGTAGACCTGCTTCTGTTCCTTTTCATTTTGTTGACTCTCCTAGCACAACTTCTGCAACTACATATAACATACAAGGTATTATTGAACATTCAGGTAGCACAAGAATAATGCTTAGAAATATTGCTGGTTATAACTACAACAATGACGAAATGGCGAGTGGAACTTGTCAGTTAACTTTACAAGAGATTAAAGGCTGATGAAAATGGAAATGAAACCTGAACTCAAAGTACAAATGGAACTTGATGCACATGAAAAAGAATGTGCAATAAGGTATGAAGCTGTTAACGAAAAGCTACATGGATTAGATAAACGTATGTGGCGTATAGAAGCAATGTCTATGATAGGTACATTAGGTATTGTTGCTTTAGTTATAAGTATAATTATGAAATGATTGAGTTTGTTTTATACGTATATATGGGAACTCAATTATATAATAAAACACAAGTGTTTGCTAATATAGATACGTGTAAATATTTTGCTGAAAGATTAAGCAATCAAAGATCTGTTCCTCAACAAGATGGTACATATAAGGAGCTCACTGCAATATGTTTACCAAAGAATAAGTAGGAGAAATAAATGGACCCATTAACTATTACAGCGGCTGTTAGTGTAGCATCTAAAGCTTTTGATGCAATTAAAAAAGGATTTCAAATTGGTCGCGATTTTGAATCAATGGGTAAAGATGTATCTCGATGGATGACTGCTGCTTCAGATGTTGATAATGCTGAAAAGATGGCTAAGAATCCACCACTCTTTAAAAAATTATTTGCTGCGGGTTCAGTAGAAGAGGAGGCTATGTCTGCTTATATTGCTAAAAAGAAATTACAAGAACAAAGACAAGAATTAAAAACATGGCTTAACATGACACAAGGACCAGGAGCATATGATGATCTTCTTGCTATGGAAGGTCGTATAAGAAAGCAGCGCCAAGAGGCAATATATAAACAACAAATACTTAGAAGAAAAGTTTTAGAATGGATTGGTATAGGATTACTAGCTATTATTATTACTGCTTTTATATTATTTATTGCGTATCTATATGGTAATAAGGCACACGCTGGTGAATACAAATATAATTCTAATAAAACTTATAATTGGACATATCAACAGCAATTAAGGAAAGGTTTAAGGGATAATCCTAAACTTATAAACTGTAGATTAAAGAAAAGAGCTAAAGCTAAGAATGGTCAAGAAGCTTGTATTTATATAGGTTTAAATAAAACTTATGAATTAGTAGTTGATTCAACTTGTCCAAGAAATATAATGTGTAAATATAACCCAAATCAAAAAGAGCCTAATATAGACGATGTTATAAGTTCTATTAATAGTGCTTTAAAAAAGAAAAAATAATGTTAACATATAAAGATGAAGAATTACTATTAATAATAGATAATGCTATAGGATTTTTATATAATGAAAACAAGCTTGAATTTAAAGGAAGTAGTAAAGTTGCTATAAAATTATTTTTTAATAGTTGCAAAAACGAAACTTTAAAAGAAAAGTTTAAGGAGAGAATTAAACAATATGATTATTTCAAAACTAAAGAACTTTATCAAACAGATAAAGCAGTACAAGATAAGAATTTGTAAATGTAACTGCCAATGTGAGAAAGCATAATGTTAACAGCTTTAATAGGACCAGTCAGTAATCTTTTAGGTAAATTTATAGAAGATAAAGACGTTAAAAACAAACTCGCTCATGAACTATCAACAATGGCAGAACGCCATGCTCAAGAATTAGCTAAAGGCCAATTAGAAATTAATAAAGCAGAAGCTGCTCATAGAAGTATATTTGTAGCTGGTTGGAGACCATTTGTAGGATGGACTTGTGGCGTAGCTTTAGCTTGGCATTTTGTATTAGCACCTTTTATTATGTTTGTTTGTGCATATTTAGCTGTACAAATACCTCAACTACCGACGTTTGATATGGAAAGTTTATTAACCGTTCTTATGGGTATGTTAGGACTTGGTGGATTACGTACTTTTGAGAAATTTAAAGGTATAACTAAGTAAAAAAGGTGTCTCCTATTAGAGATCGAAAAACTATTTAAATGGAGACAATAAAGTGCGTAATACTGAATATATAGGACCAGATAAGGATATATCTAAAGAGATAGACGAAATGAAATATCGTCAAAAAGATGAGAGTTTTAATGAAAAAATAAAGAGAATAGCTAGAGCTCTTTCTGATGATGACCAACATAGATATGAATTAGAAGATATATTAGGTAATATGAGATTCTTACCAGCAGGTAGAGTTCAAGCTGCTATTGGCTCTAATAGGATTACAACAGCTTATAATTGCTTTGTATCTGGTGAAATAGAAGATAGTATGAACTGTATAATGGAGAAAGCTAGTGAAGCAGCTGAAACAATGCGTAGAGGCGGTGGGATTGGTTATGACTTTAGTAAAATCCGACCAAGAGGAGATAAAATTAAATCGCTCGATAGCCAGGCTAGCGGTCCTGTATCCTTTATGGGCATCTTTGATTCTATCTGTCAAACCATCGCTAGCTCAGGACACAGACGTGGGGCGCAGATGGGTGTCCTCAGGGTCGACCATCCGGACATTGAAGAATTCATTACTGCTAAACGTAATTCTCATAATCTTACTGGTTTTAATATTAGTGTTGGTATAACTGATAAATTTATGGAGGCTTTAACAAGCGATGTTGGGGATGATTTTGACTTGGTGTTCGAAGGACAAGTGCATAGAACAATATCCGCCCGAAAACTATGGGATGATATTATGGATAGCACGTGGGATTGGGCTGAGCCTGGTGTTTTGTTTATTGATAGAATTGCTGAAATGAATAACCTGTGGTATTGTGAAGAAATCAATGCTACAAATCCTTGTGGTGAACAACCACTACCAGCTTATGGTGCTTGCTTATTAGGATCATTTAATCTTGTTGGTTATTTAGAAAAAGATGAAGAAATTATGGGTGGAGATACTATTCAATATACTTATAATTTTAATTTTAAAAAATTTAAAGAAGACATTATGCATGTTGTAAGAGCAATGGATAACGTTGTAGATAGAACTATATATCCATTAAAAGCTCAAGCTGATGAAGCTAAAGATAAAAGAAGAATGGGTTTAGGTGTTACTGGTTTAGCTAATGCTGGTGAAATGCTAGGATTTAAATATGCTTCTGAAGATTTTATGAAGTGGGCAGAAAAAATATTTGCGTGTTTAAGAGATAATACTTATAAAGCTTCAGCTTTAATAGCAAAAGAAAAAGGACCATTTCCTTTATATAGAGAAGAATATTTAAAATCAAATTTTGTTAGAACTTTACCAGCTTCTGTTAAAAAATTAATTAGAGAACATGGTATACGTAATAGTCATTTAACGTCTATAGCTCCTACAGGAACTATAAGCTTAGTTGCTAATAATGTTAGTGGTGGTATTGAACCAGTATTTAGTCATTATTATGATAGAACTATTCAAACTTTTGATGGACCTAAAGTAGAAAGAGTTGAAGATTATGCTTATACAAAAGGTATAAAAGGAAAAACTGCGAATGAGACAACTGTAAATGAGCATCTATCTATATTGTTATTATCACAGCATTATATTGATAGTGCTTGTTCAAAAACTTGTAACGTAGGAGATGACGTTACATATGAAGATTTCAAACAAGTTTATGTTGATGCCTGGAAAGGTGGTGCGAAGGGTTGCACAACGTTCAGACTCAGCGGAAAAAGATATGGAGTGCTTAATACGGTCGTGGAAGAAGAAGAGGAGATACCTATTCAGATTGAGAAGATGGATCAAGAAAAAGAAAAGATTGAAGCTTGCTTTATCGACCCAACAACTGGCCAAAAAGAATGCGCTTAAAAAATAAAGGAGAAATATTATGGCAGAAGATGTAGTTTCCGTTCTTGATATTGCGTCTAAAGGAGTTATTAAAGATACTCCTCCAATCTCTTTACCTCATAATATATTCACTAACGCAAGAAATGTACGATTTAAAGATGGTGCAATTAGAAAAATGGAAGGAGAATTACTATTAAATGATATAACTAGTGATTTATCTTCTCCATTATCATTCGGTGAAATAAGATATTTTGCTGTTTGGGAAAATCCTAATAAGCAACCTACTGGATGTTATTATATTTGGGTTGTAGATTTATTAAGTAGTAATGTTACTGTTGGTCAAAAGGTTTATATACAAGACCATACAGGAGCTAAAAGAGATATTACTCCTAGTACTTTAAATAGTGGTAATGGATTTCAACATACTACTACTGGATGGCAACATACTTTATTTTCTGGTGGTTTTGCTTTTATTATTAATAATGGTTTAGATAAACCTCATTATATACTAGATACTCCTGGAAATACTGATATAGCTAATATTGTTTTGGCTGAATTACCTGGATGGGATAGTTATAAAGTAGATCAAAAAATTGTTGAAGATACTTGGAATACTGGAGAAGGTTCTTTATTTGATTGTGGTCAAAAGGTAGATTTTTCTTTATATGAAGTTATAATAGAAGTTGGTGGTTCTTCAAGAACCGCTCAAGCTGGAACTCCTGCAGGATCTGGTACTACTAATACTTCTAACTTTGTGCCTGGTGCGCTTCCTGGAAGCCTACCAAGTGTTGGTTCAAGTAATTTTCAATTATATACAGATGCTGCTACTAATACTACTATAACTTATATTGGTGGTTTAGCAGACGGTAATGTAGTTACAGTTAATGTTAAATCTAGAAATGTAGTTACAGTGACTGCCGGTGTAGTAGAATCATTTGGTGATTTATTAGTTGCTGGAAACCTTACAGAAAAAGATGGCAGTAATACTGTACGAAGATTAGCAGGAGAAGTAAGAACCTCTGATGTTGCAGCTCCAGGAGGAATTCCAAATAACTGGAATCCATTTGAAACTGGTGTAAACACAGCAGATGAATTTACTCTTGCAGAAACAAGTGTTATTAAAGATATGAAACCATTACAAGGTGGTATGTATATCTATGCAACAGATAGTATTCATGTAATGAGGCTTACTGGTAATGTTAACGCGCCAGTATCATTTGGTTCAATAACAGATGAGTATGGTTGTTTAACTAATGGTGGTGTTATAGAATATGATGGTAAACATTTTATTATAGGTCGAAATGATATTTATGTATTTGCTGGAAACCCTGGAGATATACAATCATTAGCTGACCAAAGGGTAAGACGATATTTCTTTGATAATCTTAATCCTACTTATGAACAACAATTATTCACTCTTTTAAATCATAGACAAAACGAAATATGGATTTGTTATCCTACTCTTGCTTCACTTGCTGGAGAGTCAGATGAAGCATTAATATGGAATTATAGAGATAACACTTGGACTTTAAGAGATCTTAATAGTGTTACTTCAGGGGATGTTGGGCCAGTTAAAGGTGGTGGAACTCCTACTGCGACATTAAAAATTACAGGTAATTCTGGTAACTTTGGTTATACTAATAGAGGAAAAAAGGAAGTACAGCGAGTTATAGTTAATGGTCATGCTGCTAAACAACATAGAGGTGTTAAAGAAAAACAAACTATTACTGTAGGCTCATTCAGTAACTTTACTGCTACTGGAGAGATAACCCTTACAGTTAATTTTCCTGATGGAACAAATGCTTATTCATTATTAAATGGAACATACAGTGTTACACTTATAAGAGATGAAATCAAAAGTCTTATAACTAATAATAGCTCATGGACTACTGCAGATAGCTCAACTAATGCAGTCATATGTACAGCACCAGCTGTAGGTCCACAAGATGCTTATAGTGTTACAATAGTAAGTAGTGGAACATTACCTACAGGTGTTACTAATGGTTCTTTTACTGTCGGTGAAACTAGACCTGGACTTGCTACATCTACAAGTGAAGATGTACTAGTAATTACTCCTCCTACAGACTTTGGTACTGCATTAAATGTTACTCTAACTGCAGGCTCAGGTAACTCAAATACATTTGATATAGATAGTGGTGTCGGATATAGTACTACTCCTCACATTACTCCTAATGAGATTGCTACATTAGTTTATAATGCATGGCAAGCTGGAGGTAACTCAGCTAACCAAGCTATATGGACATTAGCAAATCCTGGAGGAAGTAGTCCTAACTTAGACTTTACTGCAGTTGATAGACAAGCTATTACAGGTACGTTCTCTTATACAATAACACAAGGAACAACTCGAACTGGATATACAGGTGGGCAAACGCTTATTAGTAACGCAAGTGGTTCAGCTACAACAGAAGGTATAACTCCTTTATTTGCAAGAGGTACTAGAGTAACAGTAACACTTAATGGTGGTACAGTTGTATTTGATAAACATTATGGCGAAGGTCCAGGAAGAATATTAGATAGTACATTTGTAAAAGCAGCTAATGATAAACATTATGGTTCTGTAACAGGATGGGATAGTACAACATTAGCAAATGTTAGGAATGATACTAATGATGCTGCATACAGAGCTTTATTTTATAATCCTGATGCAACACAAAATACAGCAGAGCTAAATAAGCCTAATGGTTTAGCTGTTGATATGACATTACATACAGCAGTTAATAATACTGCAAGTACATTAATTGATTTAGAAGGTACAAATGCTTTATTAGATATATTAACTGTTCTTAACACTAATCAATTAGTTAATATTACTAACGATAGTACTACAGATCCAACAACTTTAACAATCACTCCTAGTCAATTTTCAAGTGATGCAAGTTATGTATTAACTTATAATCCATTTAGTGGTGAAACAGTAGCTGCGAAGGTAGCTCCGTCTACAACTAATCTTACTAATGCTGCAGAAGGAAATACAGTATCTACTACTAATCCTACTCAAGCAACTACAGCTACAGCTATATCAACTACATTTGATATTGTAAGACCTTGGCAAAGTACAGATATTAACCCAAGTAAAATATATCCTATATTTGTACAAAGTGGATATAGTAGTGGAACTTTATTTAATAGAGTAAGAGTTGCAGATTTAACTTATGATTTTGCTGGAACTAATTATATATCTTATTTTGAAAAAGAGCAAATGAGTATAAGTCCTACTTTTGATAGTGAAGAATTAAAAAGTGTTTCTTTATTTGCTGATGGAGGAACAGTAACAACAGTCGGTGGTGATCCTCAAAGAGCTACTCTTAGAGTAAGAGTTAGAGGAACTAATTCTCCAGGAGAAGAAGCTTATTTAACTACAGCAGAAGATAATACTCAAACTAATTCTAAAGCAAATAAACTTTCAATTAATGACTTTGTTGTAGCATCAAATTATAAAGTTGATACAAGAGTTCATGGTAGATTTGTTAACTATAGAGTAGATGATGCTAATACAAATAATACTGCTGGAAATAATAAAGCTTGGAATATTTCTGGATTACAGTTAAAAGTAAGTAAAGGAGGTATTAAGTAATGGCTATTAATAATCCTCCTATTACTGAAAATGCAACTCTTAATTTAACTTTATTTAAATTAGTTGAAGAAGTTAATTTACTTAGAGAACAAAATCTTAAGTTATTACAAGATATAAGAGATGCTGTAGACCTTGCCGATTTAAAAGTAAGGATAGATAAAAAATGATAAAAAGAATTCTTGATAATGATGTGTTTGAAGCTATCAAGTTAATGAATAAATCTACTAATGATAATAATTATAAAGGGTATGAAAGAAACGAAAGCGCTTGGATTTCATATTTTTTATCTTTAGTTCAAAAACAAAAAGAAAGTCCTCATGCTCTTGTTATTGGTTATTATAATGATAACAAGTTAAAAGGATTTCTTTCAGCTTCTACGTTTAATAATTATTATAATAATGAATGGATAATGGATGTTAAAGATTGTATTGTAGATAAAGATAATACAACTAATGGACTTATTGTTCGTGCATTATTTGATGAATTAATGAAACATATAAAAGAGAATGGTGGAAAATATTGGAGAGCAGATTCTGTACAAGATGAAGAACATGCTTTAAAATATGGTAGATTTTTGGAAAAACATTATAATGGTAGAATCCAAATTTCAGTACGAGGAAAAATTTAGGAGATTAATTAAATGAAATATATAAATGGAGGCTTTTATGGGTAAAGGAGGAGGTGGAGGAAATACTGTAACTCAAACTACTGGTATTGATCCCGAATTTAAACCATATTTAGTTGATGTTCTCTCAGATGTAACAAATAGATATAAACAAGATACTGCTACAGGTCCTGATGCTATTGTTGCTGCTTTAGATCCAGCTCAAAAAGAAGCTCTTAATTACCAGCAAAATTTAGCTAGACAAGCTATCACTGGTCAAGGACTCTATGATACTACTGGAGCTCAACGAAGAGATTTACAAAATCTAATGGGTACTTCTTTAGGTCAAGCTTCTGCAGGCGGTTCTTTAGGCTCAGCACGATCTCAAGCTGCAATGAATCAAGCTCTATCTGATAGATCTTTACAGCATCTTCAAAGACGTCAACAAGAAACTGCTGCTGGAATAGAGTCTTTAGGACAAGCAGGTAGTACAATGCAACAATATGCGCAACAAAGATTAGACGCACCACATACTAGTGCTGAAAGATATTTTGGTTATTTAGGTAGCGCACCACAAACAATTGAGAAAACCGGTGGCGGAGGAGGAGGAAAATGATTCAATTAGCAATGCCAAGTTCTGAACTACAAAAAAGATTACAACAAGCTCAAATGGGTAGTAGACCGACAGCACAACCAATTATGGACTCTGCTCCAGCTGCACCAAATATGGCTGAAAGAGCTGGTGATATGTTTGTAGATAGAGCTATTGATAAAGGTATGGAGCAAGTTGGTAAAGAAGGATTAAAGAAAGGATTAGCAACAGCTGGTGCCGCTGCAGGTGGGCCTATGGGCGCAGTAGCAGGGGAAGTAGCTGGAGAATTTGCTGCACCATTCTTAAAAGATATGCTTTATAGCTTATTCAATAAAGGTGGTCATGTTAATGGTCCATTATCTCCTCAATACCATGAAAGAGGAAATGAAGTTAAAGGCGATCCATATCTTACTGAATATATAGGTACTCCTTGGGATGAAAGAAAATCAGCAACTAAAGAAGATATGCCACCAATACCTTCAGAAAGGCCTATTGGAAGAGACGTTGAATTTCCTGGTTTATGGCAATATATGAAAGACGTTAATAGAAATATGAATATACATAATGAAATAGCTAATCAAAAAGGAACTGACTCTGTATCAGATACAGTTCAACGAGGAATGAATCGATTAACTTCTCCACTTGGTTGGGTAGTCGATAAATATATGAGAAGAGAACCAGAATGGCTTCCTTGGGGAGAAACTAGTTTTAAAGGTATGTTTGGACCAGTAGGAGAACTTAATCCAGATATGCAAAGAGCTTTAAAAGAAATGAATATTTCTTATAAGAATACTGGTGGACCAATTTCAGAAAATAGAGAAATAAAACTTAAGTATGATACAGTTGGAAATCCAATAAGTACTAATTTAGCTGCAGAAGATATGACAAGACCTTCTGCAATGATAGGTGGTCCTTTAAGCAGAGGTAATTAAAATGGTAGGATTTAATAATAATAGTAGTAGTGGTACAGGTATACCTTACCAGCCTTCTCATACTATACAACCAAAATATGGTTTTAGATACTCATCACAACCTTTCGTAGACACAGTATCTGCAGCTGGCGTACCAAATCCTGAGATTCCAGAAAATCCTTGGGGAATAAATAAAAGAAAGGTTAGTACTACTGTAATGGATGATCCATTAGAAGATATTAATCAATTTAATCAAGATGATGATAATGATAATGTCACTCCAAATTATACAGCTATGTCTACAGCAAGGGGTTATAAACCAGGTTCAACGAATCCTATAAGTTTAGTTCCTTATGTAGGAACATTGTTAGCAGGAGCAACTAAATCAGATAAATATAATTTTGGTGAGCCAGGTACTACAGACGCATATGGTAATGTTTTTAATGAAGAAGGAAGATCTTTTAATCCAATAACAGGAGCTGCAGAAGGCTATAAAAGTCCTAGTGATTGGGGTAAAAGTTGGCTTGGAATTGGATCAGAAGAAGGTTTAGGTGGTTCTAGTAGTAGTTATGGAAAATTAAGAGCAGCAGGAGAAAGTCCAATCTCAGCTGGTTTAGGAAGCTGGGAAAACTCTATGCATAATATATCAAGAGAACAACGTGCTTATGGCGCTAATCCAGCAGGTCGATATGGAATAGAAACTACTGGCGGTAATATAAGACATAATACTGCTATATCAAATCCTAGTAAAATATTTACTGAAGAGATTTATGGTGGTCTTGGAGGATATGAGGTAGTAGATTATAGAGATCCATTTAGTGGTCAATTAAAATCAGAATTTGATAAAGGTACACCTGTATATGATGAGTTTGGTCAGTATATTGTAGATTACGAAAAGCCTAGTCATAGAGATATTACTATTGAAGAATTAGGAATTGATCCTAGAGCGCAAGGTGGATCTGGTATTTCAGCTTTTCAACAAAATAAAGAAGCTGGTATGCCAACTGTTTATGGAGATAGAGATAAACTTGGTAAATTTACTGCAGTTAGAACAGGTTTAGAATCAAATGATTGGCAACCTGACATTGGAGAAGGTTCTGTAGTAGAAACTAATTTTGGTCCTGGTGTTGTTAACTCTAGTGGACAAGTTGAAACAGCTCAAGGTACAGTTATTCAAATGTCTGGAGTTAATGATGGTAACGTAATTCAAAAACCACCAGAACAAAATGATGAGCCTAGCAGTGGAGGTAAATAATGCAAGTAAAGAAATTCACTAAAAAAGATAGATATGGAAACATGATGTCTTTTGAGTTTGACATTCCTCAAAATAATATTCCTCCAATGAATATGATTCCTGAGTACGATCATCCCGGAGATCCTAAAGGTACTGATACTGTACCAGCATGGTTGACCCCTGGTGAATTCGTAGTCAATAAAGAAGCTACTGATATGTATGGTCCAGCAATAGAAAGAATGAACAACCACGGGCGTGAAATTCAGGACACGAAAAAAGCTAGCTATTTTAATACAGGAGATTGGGTAACAGGCAATTTATTAGACTCTTTAAAGCTTGTAGAATCAGGTGGTAAACACTATGATGATGAAGGTGAGTTAACTAAGAGTAAAGCTGGAGCTTTGGGAGCTTATCAATGGATGCCTAAAAGCGCGTCTGATGCTGGTTATGGAGTTAAACCTTTTGATATAACAGATGAAACTGCTCAAAGAAACGCTTCTTTACAATATTTAAAAGGTATTCAAAAAGAATATCCTAATTGGTCTAAAGAAGATGTTTTAATGGCTTATAATTGGGGTCCTGGAAATGTAGCTGCTTTAAAAAGTGGTAAGCTACCTCCACATGTTATCCCTGAAGAAGCTAAAGCATACTCAAATAAAGTTTTATCAGGAGTTTCAAAAGAACCAGAAGTTCAAACAGCTTCTAGTGGTTGGAAATGGCCAAGTTTTATATCTTCAGCTCATGCTGCTGGACCAAATAACAATAATATAGTTCCTAATCCTAACACTCCAACCGTAAAACCTGAATGGACTAATCAATATCAAGATCCTCCACTTGGGCCAAAAGTACCTGATCAAATTGCAGGTAGTGATGATTCACGCATGCAAGCTGAAATTATTAACGAGATGTATGGTAACGTTCCTAAAATAAACGAGCCAACATTAGATACGGAAGGTGGAGTTGCACAAGGTATTAGTGATACAGATAATATTGATATAGATAATATTGACACTGATTCTACACTAGAAAATTTTGATGATAGCACTAATATCTCAAGTAAGTGGGTTCCTAAAGATGTAATTACTTATAAACTAGGAGATGGTGCCTCTCAAATTTATAAAAAGGATTTACGAACTGGAATGTATGTAGATCAGCATGGTAATCCTATGAACCTGAAGGTTCAAAATGAATTTGATATAGCACAATCTGGAAAGTGGGGTGAAACATATGATGGAGCTAATCCATTCTCTAATTATGAAAATGAATTAGGTGGTAAGAATGTAATTACTATTCATAATGAGATTAAAAATCTAGAAAAGAAAGCTCAAAAAGAAGTTGATGATAAAGGTGCTGTAAGTAATGAAACTACTCTTGCAATAACTGAGAAAAGAGGAGAACTAACTCAAAATAAAAAGCATGAAGAAAAGAATATAATAAAGAAAGATAAAGAAATAAATTCTTTAGAAGACGATCTGAAAGCTAAATATGAAGCAGCTAAAAAGCAAGCGTTAGGCTCTGGTATTATGGAGTTTCCAACATTTGAAAAATGGTCTGCAAAATATGAATCTGATAAATGGAAAAGTATTAGAGCGCATCAAGATAATAAAAATATTCTTCAACAAGTAGCAGAAGCTAATAAAAATAATCAAAATATTGGTGAATCTAATAATACTACTGTTAATAAAGAAAAGCAAAATAAGAAAAATAGTATAGTTGAAAAGATTGTTAATGAAACTAAAGGTAATGATGGTCCTGGTTCAGATCAATCTGGTCCTAATGCAAATTCAGACGACGTTAAAAATAAAGGAGAAGGAGCCAGTAAAAAGCAAAAAGAGAAAACTGAAAGCTTTTTTCAAGAATGGTTTGGAGATCTTTTTGACAAGAAAGAACTTGCTAGAATGGGTGTAATGTATCTTGGTTCTAGATTAATGGGCTATAATCACGGTGGTTCTTTAGAATTTGCAGCTAAAGGTTATTTAAATAGAATAGATGCAAAAGCTGCGTCTGAAGATAAGTACGAAAAAGAGATGGAGAAGAAGTTTATAGGTACTTATACTCCTGGTTCTATTCAAGATTGGAAAGAAAGTAAAGACTTAAGTAGTTTAATACCAGTTGGAAAGCCAACAACAAGAACTGGAACATATGAAACTTTTTATGGAAGAACTAAGAAAGGTAAATACTTTCAAGTAAAGGCAGAAAAAGTAAAAGTAGGTGATGATGAGTATTGGCAGACACCAGATGGTAAATTCATTGATGGTGCAAAACTAAATGCAGATCCAACATATGTTAAAGGTACTAAAGAAAATAGAGAAGCTATTAAAACATTTGGAAAAACTTATAGTGATCAAATTTCAAGTTTAAAGTCTCAATTTGGTAAAGCAGGTGAAGATGATGATGGTCAAACTATTTATAAAACTAATATAAATGCTAAAACTGCAGGTCCAAAAGTTATTGAATGGGCAATAGCAAATAATGTTTCTTTAGATAAAATGGGTGGACTAATAGACTTAGCAATGAGAGATGCTACGAATGATGTTAGACAAGATGGTTCAAAAGCAGAATCACTTATTGGTTATTTAAATAGTTTAGTTATTCGTGAAAGAGTTGGCGAAAACTTAACTTACTTTATGGCTGGTAATATAACAGATAGAGACCCAGAAGAAAAACAGAATCCTGTTGATGCTAAAGAGTTTTCAAAACTACAAAAGAATATAGCTGTTGTTATGAGAATGAATGGCTTTAAAGGTGGTGATGCTGCGTTAAATAATACTTTTATAGGTCAAGCTATTCAAGATTGGAATGCTCTTCCTGCTGATGATAGAAAACAATGGGATGCAAAAGCCGACGATAAAACTAGTAATGGTTTTATGGAATGGGTTAAAAATGAGATAACAGCTTCCGTTAAATAATAAGGAGATATATAATGGGTATTATAGATAATATAAAACCTGATATTAATCGAGTAGACGAAAACCATAGGTTTTATGATGCTGATACAATTATTTCTGAGACAGAAACCGATAGTGATGGTGATCCAGTAAAATATCGTTTAAAAGGAGTTGATGCTCCTGAAATTTTAAAGACTTTTGGTCTTGAGAATATAGACGTTGGTACTGCCGGTGGTCATAAAGCAAATATGGCTTTACAACAATTAGCTAAAAACCAAGGTTTTACTAACATTGTAAAGACTGGTAAAAAAGATCCACACGGTAGAGAGATTATTGATTTACAAGATGCTAAAGGTAGAAGTTGGGAAAGAGCTCTTATTACTACAGGAGTTTTAGATCCAAATAGATATACTTCTAATGAAGCATTGAGATCTTTAGAAGTTGCTAAAGTTTTTGATGGTCATAATTATGGAGATGAGTGGGATACCGCTGCCAACGCTGTTCAATCTGCTATTTTAGATGAGACTAAGTATGAAAAGCAATTTAGACAGCAAGCAATTGATGAAGCTCAATTAGCTTATGGTGGTGGTTATTACGCTCCTGGTTCTGTACAATTTAGAAATCCAGATAGAGACTTACAGAATAAAGCTACTAGTCCTTTTTCTAGTGCATGGGACGTTGGTCTTATTGGAGCTCAAGAAGGATTATTTGGTGCTGTTGAACTATTAGGAGAAACTACTGGATGGGAATGGGCAGAAAATATTGGTGAAGCTGGTATTTATAGAGCACGTCAGAAGATTAAAAATAAACCTGAAATAGTAACTTCATATAAAGATATTGATGGATTCTGGGGTAAAGAAGGGGTCTTACAATATATAGCTAATAACGCTGCTATCTCTCTTCCATATATGGCTGTTAGTATTGGTGGTGCAGTCGCAGCGCCTTTTACTTTAGGACTTTCATATTTAGCGCCAGTATCATTATATACTGGTACTACTTGGAATGAGATGGAAGGAGATAATAAAAATGCTGGTTTAGCTGTTACTGCAGGTATAGCGCAAGCTGTTCTTGATAGAGTTGGTTTAAGCTTTATTAGTAAAGGTAGTATGTTAACTAAAGAAGGCCGTAACACAGTTGTAAATGCGTTAATAAATAGTACTAAAGATATTCATAGAACTATTACTACTAAAGAAGCAGCTAAAGCATTTCTTCTTAACGCATCAAGAATTGAAACTGCTAAATTAGCTACTGATGCAGCGAAATTTGCTAAAGATCAACTTATAAAACGAAATGTAGCAAGAGTAGCTTTACAACGAACTGCTATTGCAGCTGGTGGTGAAGGTGTTACTGAAATTTTACAAGAAGGAATTGGTTATACTGCTGCTCATACTGCTAATGGCTTCAGAGATTGGGATGCTGGAGAATTTACTGATAGAATTATAGATGCTGGATTAGCTGGCTCTACTCTTGGTGCTTCGTTCTCTACTCCTGGTACTATATATGATTATGGCGCATGGGCTGATGTAGCTTATAGAACTGCTCCAGACGACGCAAGAACGAGATCTTGGGCAGGAAATAAAGCTAAACAAGACGAACAAATCAATGGTCAAATGTATAATGTTCAAGTAGAAAATGAAAAAACTAAAGTGGAAACAGATGCATTAGATGCTGATCTTGTAGAAGATATTAACGTTAGAACAGAGCGTTTTAAAGAAAAGCGAGGAAAACGTGATAGTGCTCAAATAGGTAGAGACTTATGGAGAGCTATTCCGGGCCTATGGAGAGGATTAACTAGACAAGCCTTCGGAAATATGGGTCAAGCTGATAAACTTCAAGAAGATTCAGTAGAAGCTAGAATTTTAGGTGAATCTCTTGGAAGTAACTTACAAAGATCTACTAGTGGTGCTACTTATGAAAATAGAAAGCATCATTTAATTAGTATATTAAGAAATAAATTAGGTTCAGTAGATAAAATATTAGCAAAGTTTAATGTTAATGATAAGAGAAGTAGTCGTTTAGAGTTTAGTAAAAAGTTTTATGAAGCTTATCAAATAGCTAAAGATAAAGCTGATGCTGAAAATAGATCAATAAATTGGGATACTGATTTAGAAGGAGAGTTTAATCAATATCTTAATGAGTTTAAAGCATTTCATCAAACATTGAATGATGTTGGAAATATGATGCATGACTGGCAAGCTAAACATAATCCACAATTAGGTAGAATTACTGATTACTTATCTCGTTATAAATCTTTTAATAAAGAAGCTATTGAAAATAATAGAGCCGGATTTGAAGGAGCTTTAGTAACTAAATTAAATATGAATCCAGATCAAGCAAAAGAAATTACTGATGCAATATTAAGTCAAGATTCTATTAATGAAGTTATTACTCCACAAGATGGTGAATTTTCTGTCACAGCAAGATCTACATTTAAACCACAATCTCATAGACAACGTACATTAGGTCTATCAGATATGGTTGAGTTTAATGAGTTTATGGAAAATGATTTATTTACAAATATATCTAATGCTGCAAAATCTTCAGTAAGATATGTGGCCTTAGAAGAATACGTAGGTAGTGATAATAAAAAGATAAACTATAGACTTAATAAAATAGAACAGCAATTAATGCAAAATGGTTGGTCTGCAGAAAAAGCTAAAGCAAGAGTAGATGAGTTAGCAGCTACATTAAAAGATTATTTTGATGCTGAATCAGGTAACTATAATAGAATTAAGTCTCCAATTTTAGAATGGGCTCAAAAGAATCTATTATTTGTTACTACTATTACTGGTTTACCATTAGCTACTATATCTAATTTTGTAGAGTCAGCTCTTGTTTCTAAAGGATTAAATGTAAAGCAAATATTCGGTAGACAAGATGGAAGCTTAATGCAAATGTCAAGAGTATTCGTTAATGAAATACATAATACAGCTAGAAGAGCTTATGGTGCTACAACAAATACTCCAATGCCTCATAAAAGAGATTCAGGTGGAGCTGCTGTAGCAAAAGATTTAGGCTTTAATGAATGGGAAGTAGGTGCTGCTCATACAACAGGTGTTAGTGAAACAGGACATTGGCGTCAAAGAATTCTTGACATGTACTTTAAAACTATATTACTACAACAATGGACTAACGCTACGCGTGCCTCAAGGGCCGCTATTGCTGGTGATTATGTTACTGATAAGCTGTCTATTTTAGCAGAAGCAAGAGATACTAACTTATTTACTAATGAAGCTGCTGAAGCAGAAGAGTCTTTAAGAAACTTAGGTATAGATCCAACATTTATGACAAGTTATATAGTTGGATTTAAAGATGCTGATGGAAATACAAGAGCTTCTACTCAAGAAGAGAAAGCTAAGTTTGATATGTTTATGAGAGATGCTTCATTTAATTTTGTTAATGAGGCAGTAGCATTACCTCAAGCAGCTAATAGACCTAAGATATTTCAAGATCCACGATTTGCGTTATTCACTCAATTTCAAGGATTTATATCTGTGTTTACAGCAAATCATATACCAAAGATGTGGGGAGAATTAGCTAGACGCGGTACTCCGGCTATGAAGTATAATGTCTTTGCTACTATGTCTACTATGATTTTATTAGGATTTGTTTCTCAACATTTAAAAGATCTACTTAAGTATGGTAAAACAACTCCATACTTTAAAGATATAGATTATATTAGAAGAGGAGTAGGTGCTAGTGGATTGTTAGGTACAGGAGAAAGATTAATTGATTTTGTATTTCCAATGTATGAGCATAGATATAAAACAACTTTTGGTTGGGCGTTTGGAACTATATCAGGAGAGTCAGCAGCATTAAGTAAAGCTGTTAGAATTGGAGGATTAGGAGTTGATGTAATCGCTGGAGATAAAACATTAGGTTATGCAGCTTTAAGAGTTTCTCCTATGGCTCAAGCCGCTCATCAAATGACAAAAGACTTGCCACAATGGAGTTTTGGAGGTAATTAATGGCTATAAAAGTAATACCAGTTCAAACAAAGAAAGAAGCAATGGCTGAAGCCGCTAGAGAAGCTTTGTTACAGAGAGAATATGGTCAAGAAAAGGTTGAAAGACCTAAAACTATCGTCGAAAAATTAAGAGAAGCAGGACCAGCTTCTTTGAAGACAGCAGAAGTAAATACTGATACTGTTTTTACTGGAGCTCCGGAAGAAACGGTAGAAGGTCCTGAACAGAAAACTGTAATAAGACAATTAGATAAATATAGAAGTGCTTCTCCAAAATCTTCTCAAGAATTTCTTAAACAAGTAGATAATAGTAAAAAGAGATATGAAGAACAAAAATATGCTCAATCAGCTATAGAAACTAGAGAAGAAGAAAGAGTTAATCCATTATCTGAATTAAAACCACAAGTACTAAACTTAGATAGTGTAGATAATGATGGTTTTGGATTGCAAGTTCAAAGAGCAGATAACTTTACTACATTATTTCATAGTAAAATAAATGATAAAGCTACTGTTGGTGGAGGTTATATTACAGCCAGTCCAAAAGATACTGAAGGTAATATACAAACTGATAAAAACTTTTATGAGAAAACTTTACCTATGGCAATGGGATTAGATCCTGAAGCTGTAGGTGTAGATCCATTATCTCTTAAAGGTATCTTATTTGATAGTAAAGGATTTAATGCTGGTCAAATATTAGAGAATAATGATTTAGTAGTTCATCCGTTATTCGGTAGAATCATGGGTCTTACTACTGAAAAATTTGTTTATAATACTCAAATAGGTTCAGAACAAGAAGTTCAGTTTGACGCTAATGATCCGTTATCTGCATTACAAGACAGACCAGAAGTACAAGTAGATGAAGAAGGAGGTCTAAGTAGAGGAGCTGGAAATGCTTTATTAGGAAGAGAGATTTTTAGATCATGGAAAAGAGAACAAAATAGAATGGAAGGTCGTCCTTCAGACGAGTTTTCTGAAAGTGGAGTTGGTCAAGATCAATTTGAATATATAGGAACAGTAGCTAAAGAAATGTATCATGCTGCTAATCCAATGATGTATGAAAGAAATGAGAGTCCTAGTGGTTCTACTATTATATATAGTTTAACTCCAGTTGGGGCAAAGACTATAAAAGCGGCCGCAGAATCCTCACCTGAAGTTTTTGCAAAACCAAAGAAACCAGCAGCTAACGCTCCAAGACCTGTGATAAGAAGACTTGGTCAAGAAGGAGAATCAAGACTTATAAGAAAAGAGAAAACTACTGCTGTTGTTAATAGACGTATGAGAAAAGTAGAAGAAGCAAAAGAAAATGCTAATTCTGTAGCTCATCAAGTAGATCCATTAAGACGTAAAATAGTTTATCAATTAGCTATGGAAGCGTTAAGTGGAATTAAAAGAGGAAATGAATTACCTAAAGTAGGAAACTTATTTAAAATTGGAATGGATAAGTTTATATCTTTTAGAGGAGAGCTTGCTAAGAAAAGATTAGAAGATCCAAATACTGATTATAATCCTAGTTATGAAATGGAAAAACAAATAACTAGGTTTTTAGATTATCTAAATCAAACAGCTCTTGAAAGTAATAAGTCTAAGCATCTTGATTATGCAGTTCAAGAATTGCAAAGTAGAATGCATGTTACTAATGATTTTAATCCACAACTACAGCCATGGATGAGATATATTACTGGTGGTCTTAAGCCTAGTGAAGTTAAACCAAAAAGTAATAATGATACTGAACTTATGTTCAAAGAAATGATGGCTGCATTGTTTATTAAAGGCGCTTCTAAACTTCTTCCAGACGAAAGAGTAAAAGCGTTTGACGCAGAATGGAATGCTCCCGGCCATGGTGCTCTTTTTGGTGCGCTCATCAAGGCAGGTAGATCTATAAACGAATCACTTCTAACTCCGGAACAAGATACTCAATATACAAATTTGATGAAGCAAATAAAATTAGATGTAAATCAAAATGGAACTGAGTTTATTAACATTCCGCCTGAATTACAGAATATGCCTAAGCTAAATGTTAATTCTTCTCTTTTAGAAAAGGCTCAATCAGAAGGATTAGAAGGACTTCAATTAATAGAAGCTACTAATGAGTTATTTAGATATGCTCAAGCTTTTGATAATAATACTTCATTTTATTCTAATTTAGGAGTAGAGATTGATGGTAAAACTCATGGACCTTTAACTAACTTAATGTTATTAGGTTCTATTAGAGCTGCTTATAGAGGAGGGGTACTAAGAAAAGGAGATGCTGTTAAAAACTTAGATGATTTTACTTTAACTGAATTATATAATGGTAATGAAACTGAAGTTGATATGCAGGCTGGAGACATTAGAGATGGAATGGCATATATGATGCTTTCAGAAGGTCAAAAGTATGCTCAAAATTTTACTAATGATGAGACTCTTTCTCCATATTTATATGAGATATTAGAGTTAGCTATAAAAGATAGAGATAATTTTCTTAAGAAACCACCTATGACATTAAGTTATGGTCAGCTTTTAAAGAACTTAAAAGGTGCTATTAAAGATACTATCTTTACAGGTCCTCAAGCTCAAAAGATTAGAGCAATTTTAGATAAGCCTGAAGTAGCTAAGTTCTTAGTAAAGAAAGGCGGTCCAATGCAAAGTAAAGAAGACGTTACTGTAAGTTTTCTTCATGACATTCTTGCAGATGCTATCGATACTGAACTTCATCCGGGAATAGTTCAAGTAGGCCAACTACTAAGAGCTAATAATGTCGTTGCTTTATTATCTAATGATATTATGACTATGAAAAACGCTATTGGTTATGATACTTATATTGGTGCTAAACAATCTATTGTTAAAGATAAAGCTAATTTAAGTATTACATTACCTAGTGGTAGAAAAGTTGGAGCAGTTCCTTTATACGAATCTAAACCAGCTGGTTCTGCTATAAGAGTTAACTCCCAAGGAGAAGAAACTCCTGGAGGATGGGGAAGAGGACGAGTAATTCCCGCCGTTATACAAGGAGTGGATGGCGCATGGATGAATTCAATGTTTACAGGAAGTTCGTGGAAACAATTAAAGAAAGATTACATGTTACCTATCATGGATGCTGTAAAGACAGACCTGGCGAGTGCTAGAAGAGTACGAGAGCATGCTAATAATAACTGGTGGAATGTTATTAAAGAGTTTTCTTATGTAGATGGGATCATGGGAGATTGGGCGCCAAAAACTATAGACAAATTTAGAACTCAATTAAAAGAATTAGGTAACTCAGAAGTTAGTGTTGAAATGGATACTGATTTTAGAGGATTTGGTTGGATGTTAGACCCAGAACGTGTTAATCCTAAAGCACCTATGGATCCTGAAAGGAACCCACCTTATAAGAACTTACAATTTCTAATGTATGATACTATGGAATTTGAACAAAGACCTAAAGGAACTCCAATAGGAAAGTTTGAATGGGAAAAGAAAAAGAGAGCTGCTGCTATGGTTAAGTCTATAATGGGAAGTAGATTTAATAATCCAGAAGTAACTACTTCTATGACTGGTAATGAGATGTTAGCAGTGTTTGATAGAATTATGCAAGCATTAAATTTAAATGTAAGAAACCAGAAAACTATAAATCAAGTACGTAAAGCTAAAGACGAATTAATAGCATTACAGAAAAAAGCTGACTCTAAGATCTTACAAATAGATATTGGTTAAAAAAAAAAATAGGGGTACCAAAGCATTACGCTAAGGTACCCCTTTTTTTTTTATTAAATACGAATAAATCTTTTTATTACTTTCTTTATAACAGTTTGTGGTAAAATTAATTCTTTACCGTCTTTAAAAACTATTCCGTATTTATGTATATACTCGACTTTATTCATGTCAAGTCCTATAGTTCCATTTTCATGTATAGTAAACACACTCCCTCCTATGCAAAGAAGTAATCGCTATTAGCAATTTCTTCTATTTGCAATTTACCTAACTTATAATTATATTTGAAGTCCTCAGGCTTATCTAAAAGCATCTCAGCAATACACTTATAATAATCTTTATGATTATACATTGCTATAAAAACTTCTTTAGTTAAGTCTAGTAAATCTCCTACATCTTTTGCATGAGTAGAGAATGAATCATGTATAGCTGCAAATTCTCCATCCCAATTAGCTACAATAATAGCCATATGAGCAGCATCCATACTATGAATAAAATTAGGACTTATTCCTGAAGCAAACCCACCTGGACTTGGTATTTTCTTACCATATATTAATCTTGGTTCATTACCAACATGCTCAATTCTCATATCAGATATCCAAGATTTCCATTTTATATCTTCCATAACATAATTTTCATACGTAACTGGAAAACCAGATGGCGTTATCCATTTAATTACTGGCTCATTTAAGTCTGCAATAATATGATTAGCTAACTTTTGTAAATAACTCATAGTCTCTAAAGGGCCAGGACAAACTTCATCTATAGCTCTTATAAGATTAAAAGATAAGTCATTACAATCTGACATAGTTATATTATACTTACTATGATAACCTTCAGCATAACAATCTGCATACATATTTAAAGCTATAGCTAAATGGCCTGCACTATAAGCTCTAGTCATAGAACCTCTTTTAGATATACCTTTACGTATATGCTTCATAGGTATTACTCTAGACTTAAACCATTCAGGCATACGAGACTTTAAAGCTTTAGCAGTTTCAACATAAAAGTCTTTAGGTATTTTAGTTGGAACTAAACCTACTAATTCTCCTGCCTGCTCGTCTTTAGATATAGCAGATAAGTGTTGCCAACCGTTATTAGAACCGTCAATAGGGATTGGCAAGTTGGTAGTATATACACCATCTTCTGACTTGGTGTCCCAGAATGCACACCATTCTTTACAACAAGCTAAAAATCCAACAGGTTTTTCAGCGTTTTCATGTATAGTACGGTTCTTCCAAGTATTTATTATAAAGTCTTGATTATTTAAAACCCATCTTACTCTATCATCAATATTCATTTTATCAATAGATATATCAGTAAGACCTTGCTCATCTAAGTAAGATACATAATCGTTTTCACACCAACTAGGTATAGAATCAATACTATAAGATTGATTGAAACAACATGCAGTATATATAGATAAATTATATAAACCTTCTTCAGTCATTTCTTTAGGTTCAGCAAACTTTAATAAACCTCTTTCTATATCTTTTCCTTGATAATTTAAATAAGACTCTCTATAATATAATCTACCACGATAATCAGCATCTACATATTGAAAGAATATTTTATTTGATAAAGCTTTTGCCTTTTGAAGTGTCATATTATACGCATCAAACTTACTTCTATTTTTAAGTAAAACTAATTTAGCATTCCAATGAGTTGCAGCTTCATCATATTTCTTTTGCATTCTCTCTAACGGTTTCTTATTAACTTTATTCTTAAGTTTATTAGTAAGCCTTCTTAGTTCTCCATAATATTTCTTTTCTAAAGATTTATTACCTAAATCAGGTCTAAAGATATGCTTATTCCAATATAGTTCTTTACCTTCTAACTCTTTATTATTACCAAAAATACAGTAATTATATTTTTGCTTTCTGCTATCAAGAACTTCTAAAGTTTCTTTTACAAACTTATCTTTATTATTTTCTACAGCTTCTAATATTTCTGTATCAATCTTCCATGCAGTTTTCTGTAACTTATTAATTGCTTTTATAAAAGGTTCATCTAAAAGTTCTTTAAATTCTTTATCACGATCAAAGCCCCAATGCTTTATTACTGGGTATCCGTTATCTTGATAAAGACTATGAACCTTCTTAATCTTTTTAAAGGCAGTATTTTGAATAAGCTCATTTACTACTACATCAGGTAAACTTCCTATTTCTTTCCATCGTTTTGAGGTTTCAATCATATATGGAGCTCTACTAAAAGGTCTTTTACCTATTGGATTCTTTTCCCATGCTATTTGAGCTTCTGTTGGAGCTCTAACTATCTTAATATATCCACATTCATAAAATCCTTCAAGAACAAAATCACCGATAGTTACATCAGCTCTAAATCCTAATTCTTTTCCTTTATGAAGTAATACATTCTTTCCTATAGCACAAGAAGCTGCAGTTAATTTACATGTTGCAGACTCAGACGTAGAAGTCTTTCTAAAATGATATTGTAATATAGTTAACGCATCAAGAACTAATTTCTTCGTTTCTAATTCGTTCTCTTTCACTAACTTTATTGCCCACCTTTGTGGCGCATTCAATATTTTTTGCTCCAGATATTCCATTATCTCTTGCATTATTATTTCTCCTTGTTCTGCGATACGGATTATGAGTAACATTATATAAGTTACATCCGGATCTTAAGCAGCATTTAATTTCATGAGTTTCTACAACTAAAGCCTCACCTTCAGTCATATTACCACCTTTTATATTTACTATTTCTTGTATTTCAAATTCTTTTAATTTGTCTAACAACCATAGATGGTGGTCATAACCTCTATTAACTATTTGAAACGCTCTATGTAATGTACCTTTACCTACATAAACTACATCTAATGTTTCTGGATCTCTATGAGTATAAACACAAAACATATCGTCAGGATATTTTATTACTTCATCAGTTCCTTCTCTTACTTTAATATTTCTCAACTTTAACTCCATTAGATTTCAAAAACTCTATAGCTTGTAATTGAGGTACACGTTTACCATTTACATCTGCATTATAAACTTCTTTATATACAACTCTATTTATTTGTGATTGAAGAATAAGCTTAGTACATTCAATACACGGTGATATAGTCGTATATAGAGTGGAATTCTTCGACGACGAGTTTGATGAAGCCAATTTACATATTGCATTTGCTTCCGCATGTATTACCTCCCATTTAGTTTTTCCATTATTATATCTTGTATTATTATCCATACCGTGTGGAGTACCATTCCAACCATAACTTAATATCTTATTACCATCAGCTATAACAGCTCCAACTTGGTGTTTATCATCATGAGATCGCAGAGCAACTACTTCTGCGATTCCCATATATAATTCATCATTTTTGATTTGCTTATTTTTATAATATCCCAAATTCAGTACTCCCATCTTTTAATCTTCCAGTTTCTGAATCGTATATAGCTGTACCAGCTGGTCCAGTTTTACCAGTAAATCTTGATTTTAATACAGTTAATTTGATTTGATTTCGCTCTTCTTCAAGATGAGCTGTAAGATTTCTAGAAAAAGCTATAATATCAAATGATATTTGTTTGATACTACCACTGCCTTTTACATCATCTATTGAAGCCATATTACCTTCTTCAAAAGCTTTACTTCCAGACTTACGTAAATGACTTACTAAACCTAACCAAACATCATGCTTCTTTACTACTTTAAGTAAGTCAGACATAACTTTATCTATAGCTTCATTTCCAGATAATCCTTCACTACCTTCAGATACAGCAATAGTAATATGATCTAATACAAGGTATTTACAACCCATAAGAGCCATATATTCCATCTTGTCTATTAAACTGTTATCACCTACAGATCCCTGATGGTCAAGAAGAATTAATCTTTCATCACTAAATATACTTTCAAATCCAGATCTTAATAAATCTTGAGAAATAGGTACATCATCATCACCAATTCTTTTATTGATTTGCATACCAATAAATTTCTCAGCTGTATCTCCAACGCTTTCTTCTAAAGATATTAAACCAACTTTTGAATCAGTAGTATTTAATATATTAAGGATAATTTCTTTTAATACAGTACTTTTACCTGATCCAGTTCCACTAGTAAATAAACTAATTTCTCCAAATCTCAATCCTTTTAATTTTTCGTTTAATCCATCTAAACATTTTGGATAAGGAATTGATTGAACTTTCTGTCTTTCTTGAAACCTCTCCCAAATCTTTTCTCCTACGACTATCCCAGCTGGACTGTAAGAACTGGCATTCCAAATTACCGAAGAAACCTGTGCAGCGCCACTCGTCATATATACATCGCTCGCATCTTTTTCTTTCCCATTCAGATTTACTATTCTTACTTTGTCGAAGCCAATAATTTTCGATATTTCCGTAATGGCCTTTTGACCGGCCTCGTCTGCGTCCATCCATATTACTACTTTCTCAAATTGTCTAATCCAGTTTCTATTTTCTAAAACTACTTGTAATTGATTTGCTGAAGGAATAGATACAACAGGCCATATTCTATTATTAGTATCCATAGACGCTTGAGCTACGCTGAGTGCATCAAGTTCTCCTTCTGTAATAACTAACATCTTACCACCAGAACCAAATTCTCGTTGTCCAAATAATTTCTTTGGTTTTCCTATTAGTCTAAATTCTTTTGGTAATATTCTAACTTTATAACAATCATTATCATAAGGATAGAAATGAGCCGGTTTATCGTTGTATTGATGAGTCTTTACACCAAAGAATTCTACTACCTTTTTAGAAATACGCCTACTAGGCATATCAAGACTAGGATAGTTATGAATATCGTTGAGTTGTAATTCGAAGTTATTATCTGTATCGGTAATGGGTTCATCCATCTTATTTCCTTTATATTTTGAGTTATATACTCCACAAGCAAAGCAAAATGTGTGTCCATCTTCAGGATCTATCATAACTCCATCAGAACTTCCACAATCAGGACATGAATATCTTTTACTATTTTGCATGTAATTTCCTTTCTTAATCTATAAGCTCTTCTATTTCAATTTCTAATTTCTCTTCTCCACGTTTTGCAAAGTTCTTTATCAAATGAAGTTCATAAGCATGTTTATCATTCCAATTAAATACTTTTTGTAAAGCATCAAGAGTAGGTTTAGCGACGTTATCTAAATCAGACGCTTTATTTGAGAAAAAAGGCCAAATATATATCTTTAATCTAGCCTTTTCTTCAAATCTCCAAGTCTTATCTTTAGTAGCTTCTTTAAATCTCTCGAGAAATTCTTTATAATCTTTAGTTGGATAAGTTTGAGTGAAGCTCTTTCCCGTCTTCGTTCTTATCGCTCTTATCCCTTCCATTCGGTTCGCTGACATCGGTTTTCCCGGAATAACGATCTCCATAGTTCCATTCCTCCATATCCCAAGTTCTTTTCATATATATTAAGTTACCAACCATATTAAGTTGAGTTTCCCATCCATTTCCATAATGTCTTTTCCACTCGTCTACAACACGATCTATTCTATTATCATAAGTTGTATCTTTTAAGGCGGTTTGAGCAGTTTTTATACCATATCCTTTACGAATTTTAGGTATGCCATCACCACTATCTCCGATTAAAAGTTGTATACAGAAATTTAAATCAGCTTCATCATCATTAATAAAATAATAATTCTTCTTATTATAATTATAATGGTTACCAGCAATTTGATTTATATCTTTATCAATATGAGCAATAACAAAGTCTTCATCAGCTTTTCTTGCTTCAAACGCCCAAATAGAAACTAAATCGTCAGCTTCCATTCCATCTGCTGGAACTGCTTTATACTTATCAATAAGATATTTATAAGCTTCATTAAGTCGGTTCCTTAAATCTTCTTCCATAGGCTTATCTTTTCTTGCTGCTTTATAATCTTTAAATATATCATATCTAAAGTTTCCTTTTCCTTTTACAGCAAGATAAGTTTCATCAGCCCAACAATCACCAATAGTATCTTGTACTATTGTATGAACTACTTTATTAGTCTCTTTAACAGAACTTTGAGTGCACGCAGCTTTAAACAAAATACTGTCAGCATCTATAAATAGTTTCATTTATTTTTCCTTTCCTTTTATAACACGAAGTCTAAGATCAGTACTACTAAATCTATGATCGCGTTTATTAAAATAAATATCTATACTTCTTGCTTTACAAATATCTCTACCTGTAAATTCTTTTTCTCTATATTCTTCACCAAGTATTCGTATATTTATATTATACATACTTAATATATCACATAAATCTTTTTCAGTAGAATAAGGAATAATTTCATCAATATATTTTACACTATTTAATTGTGTATATCTCTCAACAATCGTTTGTATAGGATAATTTTTATCTTTACGATCAATTGTTGGATCTATTTGTAATCCACATATTAAATAATCACATTGTTCTTTAGCTTCACGTAACATTTGAACGTGTCCAGCATGAAGTAAATCAAATGTACTAGCTGTAAAACCTATTTTCATCGATCTCTTATTCCATCTTTTATCTGCTTTTTATGTAAAACATTTACATGCTTCATATAAAAGTAAGAACTTATTCTACCAAACTTACTAGATATTTTTAATAATATATCTATATACCAGTTAATGAACATCTGCATATGAGTCTCCTATTTTATAATCACCACCATCCATACAGTCTACACCAAACCATTTTGGAGCTTCACGAAAAGATTCTTGTAAGATTTCTCCAACACGTTTAGTATCTTTATCATTAACAATCCATGCTTGTTCATCATGATAGAATATTGCAGGATAGGCATCTAAATTTTCTTCTTTAATCTTTTTCATTGCATAACTTACAGCTGCTTTACATGTAATACCTTCAGCAGTTTGTAATAAATAATTTAAAACTTGATAATCAGATCTTGCATATATCTTTCTACCATCTAAAGCAGGTATGCATCCATACTGATTATAAATATTCTTTAATTTATTTACTAGTGAATCAAATCCTGGTAAATTCGCTGTAAATTTTCTTCTAGCATCTTTACCTTTCGGTACACTACTGACTCCATAAAGAGTTTGACCAAGCTTTGCATCACCTGCCCCAAAGAGAATAGCATAAAGAAAAGATTTAGCAAGACTCCTAGTACAACTAAGAACAGCAGCGTTTCTCGAATGCTGATCTCCGTTAACGACGAGTTCGGTGTAATTCTTATCCCCCACATAATGACATAGTCCACGCAGCTGATTACCAGCGCTATCCGCACCAACAACTCTATAACCGGGCTCAGAAATAAATAATTCCCTAAGCATACGGCCATAAGGCGCATCCACTGCTGGTAAATTAACGATAACTTCATGCCTACACCTAAAGCTAGGAGTACCAACAGTCCACATTCGACCATGAAGTCTACAGTTATTATGCTCATCTCTTTCTATTCTCTCAAACCATGATTCAATAGTTGCTTTACGATTTTTAATTGTATAATATCTATCAATTAATTTTCCTATTCTACCTAACTTAGCAAGAGAACTTGAAGTAAGTTTAGGACCAGTTCTAATCCAACCACCATGTGGATCTCTTTTAACGTTCCAATCATCTGGTTTCCAGCCAATCGTATGTAACCATTCTTTTACTAGATCCATATTACTTAAGGTTATAGGTTCTATTGTAAAACGTTGAAACTCTGTACCAGGCAGCATAGGAGGGTTGTCAGATACGGCATCTTCACCTATTACTTTCTTATCTAAATATTCAGATAGTATTCTAGCTGTAGTCGCAGTATAATATCCAGCTTTAGTATACTTAGGAGTCTTAGGAGTTTTATCTATAAAGACTTTTGTAGTTCCGAGTTTTGGTTCAATAATAGATTCAATCTTATTCATATGCTTCTTCATAGTCTTAAGATTTTTAGTAGCTTGATCTATATCAAACATCCAACCTTTCTTTCTTACTTGACTTTCAAAATGAGCCACATCATGTTCAACACGTAAACCATCTCTAATCATTTTATTATTTAACACAGCTTTATTTAATTCAGCAAGTAATACTTCATAAACTTTAGTATTTAGCTTAACATCTTGAACACAGTATTCTAACATTTCTGGAGAATATATTTTCCATTCTTGTTCGTCAAATTTAGAGTTATCTATCTTCTTATATTTAAGATGAGATCCCCAACCTGCTAAACCATGTTTATGAGGTCTTTGATAGTTTAAAACTTGAGACATAACCCAAGTATCAATAATCGCAGTATCTAAAGACGGTTTCCAATTATATAGTTTATCAAGAGCCATTAAATCAAATCCAATAATGTTATGACCAATTAAGGCAGTAGCACTAGATAATAGTGCTAAGCCTTTATCAATCTCATTAGGACCAAACTTATAAATATTTTTACTAACTGGATCTTGACAAACTAAAACATGACATTTAGTCATTTGATTTAATAGTCCGTCAGTTTCTATATCAAATACTAGTTGCATAGTATTTCCTTTCTTTATCTATTTATAGTGAATGTTCTCATTCACTTATCGTTTCTTATAAAATCTTTTATATTACCTATATTATCTTTATGAGAAGGATCTTTCCAACCTTCAGGCTTTATCATGTCCGGTAAGCCAAGCGGATTAGGCCTGCTAGCCTTGATTCCGGGTTCTTTGGCCATATTAGCTGAATGTACAGTCCTCCAAGCCTTGTCCACATCAAGTCCCAATATATCAAGCGTACCAATCGCAAAAACACATAAGTCAATAAGTCCATCAACAACGCCTTCTTCATCGCCTTTCTTAATGGCCGTTTTAGTTTCATCCAACTCCTCCTTTATCATATCCATTCTAAATTGAATAAATTTATCTAAACGTCTCCAATCTACATCACTTTGAAGTTCAGATTGAACCCATTTGTTTACACCAAATTTTTGATGCATATCTTTTATATCTTTTAACCATTCACTAGTCATTTATTTTCTTCCTTTTAGGTTTTAAATGTAACAATTCTTTTATATGTAATTTTCTTCCTTTGAAGAATACAATTAAGTTTATTAATGTATTAATAGTGATGGCAACCAGTAACCATGATTGCCACCAATTAGGTATAATAGAACCTTCCATTAAGCTACATCAGCAAATGCAAGAGCTTTATCTAAAGCTTTCTTCTTAAGTACTTGTCCTCTACCAAACCATGAATTATATAGTCTATTATCTTTATTTTTACCATACACATGATCTTGTGAGTAAGTTACAGAATTAAATGCTTGCCACCAACTTCCTTCAGCGAACTTAGCTCCAGGTTGAGTGTCAAAATTCTTTAAAGCAACTTTTGCAGGTTTAGAAAGAGTTTCTTCTTTTAATGGAGTAGTACCATGCTTCTCATCTCTAGGATAAACATCATTATAATAATGTATTAAAGTCTCTACATCCTTTATTCGTGTACTTCCTAAGTATTGAGCTACTTCTTTATATTTCTGTAGTTCTTCAGTAGCAATACCTAAAGTTTCTTTAACTTGCTCTGCATTAAACTTAGTTCTATGCCTAATTTTAACAGCTTTATTATTTTTACCAGATAAAGATAAAGTTAATGTGTTATTACATACAACTCTAATCGGTGTAAATCTAATATCAATAGATTTTCCATATACATGAGGATTAGAGAATAATAAATACGAATCTACTTTATCTCCACTAAATAATTCAAAGGAATCTTTAACTTTAGCTAATGCCCATACATATTGACCATCTTTTAATGAGCCAGCAGTATGCATTTCCATATCACCTACATTAACATACTCTTCAAAGAATTTAAAAGCTTCTTCGTTTTGTACTGGATTCCAGTCTTTACCAACTGTAGTAAGAATTCTACCGTCAGTTTCTCTTATCAAAGATTTAAAAGTAGTATTTACTTTTTGGCCTTCCCAATCAACATAATTAGGAACTTCATGTACTTTCCAATTAAGATTAGCTTTATCCATCATTTGATAAACAGTTAAATCATTAGATACAGGAACACCTAATCCGTGCCATGGTACTTCCCCTGCATAAGCCATTGTTTCTACTTCATGAGCCATTTTATTTCCTTTCTATAAAATATAATCGTCATTTGCGTTAAGACGGTTTTTATGTCTTTCTTCAATAAATTCTTTTATTAAATACATATGTCTTGGATATATGTGTAAACTTTGGACTTGCCAAATCATTTTACCTTTAGAAATATTTAAATCAATTGCTAAACGCTCTTGAACTCTATTCTGCCAGTAATAATCATTCATATAACCAAATATAGCATCATTAGATCTCATTTGTACTACACAATTAAGAGATCCATCTTTAATATAATAACTTACTGCGTTGGTACAACAAAAATCATTCATACCTTCTCTTCTATATCTTGTATGCATATGTGGATGCTGATAAATCATAATAGCTCTACGAGAATTTGGATTTTCTTTTAATTCTCTTAAGCAAAACTCATATTGATTACCATTTTCCCAATTATAAATCATCCATCCATAATTAGAATTAATTTCACCTTTAGTATTAGCTGCATGTTCTTTCCAAATTACAGGAATTTTACCATACAACTCTCCCAGTTTATTGATATTTCTTTCTTGACTGTCATACCAATCTACTTCTGCTATTCTATATTTCTTATTAGGTTCTCCGAATAATTTATCTTCACTAGCAACAAATGAAGCACCTAATATTTCTATATTACCATCTTGTTCAACCATCATATTTTGATACTTTAAACAAAACTCATCTCTGATTTCATCAATAGTTCTATTCGGCATTTTCTTGCATTTCCTTTCTAAGGTTATTAGCTTTTTCTTGAAGTTTCTTTGCTTCAGGTTTTGACTTTCCACCAAGATCTAATCTAAGACGGTGTTCCATACCTATTAAAAGTTCTTTTGTCTGTGGCCAAAGCTTACTAAGTCGTATAGTTAACGCAGCTTTTTGAGTACCTTTTTCCCAACCATCTTTCCATCTTAAGACGGTACAATCAGACCATACTTCTGCAAATTTCTTCATACCTTTATTATGATTATTTAAAGACCTATAAGTAGCACATCCTCCTGCTGCTTGAGTCTTATTTCCAGAACTAGCAAATTTATTTAAGTTTAAAATTGGAATACCAGACTTTACCATTTGACATTGAATATGAAAATCTTCAGGTAAGAACTCATCATCATTCCATTCTTTACCTATCCAATCATAGTCTTTTGCATTTATAGTTCTAAAATCAAACCACGTATTAGTATATACTCTAGAATTTACTGAACCAGGAAAATCGCTAATTCCTGCTGGAGCAATTCTTTGACCTAACCCTCCAACTTTAAATCCAATATCACAAGCTCTTTCAATATCTTTTTCAAGAGTTTTCCAATCATCATCTTCCATTGGACCAAATTTTAAGAATGGCCATGTACCGTCTTGACCTTCATCTTTTGCTTTACAAAAAGTTAAATCATCGTCTAATTGCCATTGAATTAGGTTTTTATTAGCATTTAATGCAGCCCATTCACGTCTTTTAGCAATCCCTCGGCAACCCTCAGGTGTCTTAACTACATTAGTTATATTACCATATAGCTTTTTATGTTCTTCATACTCCTCGGGATAAACTATAAGACATGCTATTCTTTGTAATGAAGACGGTAATTGTGAAAGAGTTACTTGATTTTCTAATCTTCCTCTTGTGAATATTATAGGTTTAAGAAGTCCCATAATTAACCCCAATTCTTTCTATTAATTTCGTTATTCCAACCTTCTTTATATTCTTCTACTTGGTCAGAATTCATTTCATCTTCTTCTATTTTTCTGCCATTATAAGTTCCTTGCGGATACCAATGTGGTTCAAACGGACGACCATAATATCTATCTGCTGAACCTCTATCTTTTGGACTACCATGAACAGTCATTATTTATTCCTTTCATTTTCTAACCATACAATGCATCTTGCAGAGTAATTAATTAAATCTCTTAAACAATCTTCTGCTGAATCAAAATTAACATTTCCTTCTTGATCCATAACAGAACGAAATCTTAGTATCTTAGTAGTAAGCATTGTATCAAAGGACTTCCATCCATGAGGATAGTATTGTGGATCTTTTACTGATCCACCTTGATAGTCTTGACCTTTCTTACGAATTAAATTACCACATTCTTCTAAGATTTCTATTGATCGTTCTAAGTAACTTTCTTTTTCACTTTCTTCTCTCATTTTTCTAAATCCTTGCCTAATCATTTCTCTATAAGGAATATTTTCACTCATTTCTTAGGCCCTCTCCTCATTATTATAAATTCTTCTACTCTAAAGAAACTATCAATCAGTTCAATAATTTCTTCTTGAGTCCAATCTTCAGCATCACCTTTAAATTCATTAGTGATAGTATATAACATATCATTAAAAATCTCAGGTTCACGTTTTGGATCTACTTCCCATTTATTAGTTAAACGCTCAGCTGATAGATTGCTCCATCGCTTATACATTCGTTCCCTTATCGGGAATTCAATAATACCCATAAAATTCTCCATAAATTGCCACGGTGCCCCGTTCGGTGTTATTAAAAAATTATCTGAAGACGGTTCACATAAAGAGATCTGAATATCGGCTGAAGGGCCAACTTCAGTATCATCCTAAGGCGTCTTACCACCCCTGTCACCTCTTTCGAGGCGCTACGAAGGCCTATTACTGGACCGATATTCACTCCTTTATGTTATACTAGCCTTTTTAGTGTGAATCTAATTCTACCACAAGGGATTCGCTAGCACACCTATCTTGGCAGGTGAACTAGGATTTGAACCCAGATTAAGTGGGTTGGAACCACTCGTGTTGCCATTACACTATTCACCTATAACTTTATTAAAGCTTTTACTAAAATCTTAATCTGTGGATAAGTAATATCAGAATTTAAAGTTATACCAAATTCTTCAGAAAAGAATTCACTAAAACTTCTTTTATCTTTTACTAAATACTTATCCCAAAGCTCTAATATTTTATCATTATCGCATTTCATGAACGTAAACATCCCAGTGAGTGGAATATTTTTGAGGTAAATAACTTCTATATTCACCTGAATAAGATTCATATTGCTTTCTATTAGGATTTCTACCCATAAATCTTACACGCCATTTACGCTCATGGTCTCTTTTATTTCTAAATTTATTTCTATCATTAACAAAAGTATTGTATTCAGAAACAATACCTTTAAGTTGTTTAATTTGCGGATCATTTAATCTCGTAACAGTAAATTTGTATCCACTGTCCGCAATACGATTTTTATTATATTTAACTATTGCCATTTGGTTCCCTTTCTATGCCATCTAATTCGTTTTGGCATGGCGCACAATATTGACTATTATTTCTTGTTATAGACATATATGAATATTTTATGTTGCATTTTTTACAAGTCGAAGCTTTCATAGGATTTCCTAAAAAATCTTTATGTATTTTTCGAGCCATATGAATCCATCCATTTTCCTAAAATTGCATTTGCAGTAGCTTTATCAAGAGCAAATTCGTCTTGAAGATACGTTGAAGCACCAAACATATTGGTAACCCCACTGTCACGTAATTCATCTAAGTAATTGAAATGATTAGACAAATCTTCATTATCTAAAATATCTATAGTCATAATTAACCTTTCTTTAGTTGAGTTTTATGATATTTTCTTACACCTTTATTAGCAAATCTTTTGCCACACTTTGTAGTACGACCCCAAGATTTTGCTATTTTACGACCTAATTTCTTATCCATATTATAACCTATATCCTTTTTCTTTCTTTAATTCAAGACAAAAATGAACTTGAGCTCTATAAGTAGGAATCATAGAAGACATATCTTTAACTATCTCATAAGCTCTTTTATTACATTCTTCTAAAGTTTCATAAGGACCTCGAGTATCTTCAATAATTTGACAATTACCAAAGAATGTACTACATAACACTAATATACATTTAAACATGAGGCTGTGGCTCCTTTGACCAATCTATAGGTTCCTTTTTACGTCTAACTACAGCAAAAAGAATTCTATGATCTGTCATATGAAATTTATGAATAGTTCTACCATCAGATTTTGTTTCGTGTTCTATGTAGCTAACATACTTTTCATTAATAAAAAGTCTTTCACCACTTATAGAACATTCAAAGTCTCTGATAAAGTCTCTGCTTAACATAATCATTGTTTATTCCTTTCAATAGTAAAGTTTGTTAAACATCCAATTGTAATTAATTTATGAGAAGAAAAGTTTTCATTAATAAGAGTATTAACATCATTATTAATATCAATCTTATGTTCATTATAAAACGAATTACATTCAGTCTCATTATTAAATCGTTGATCTAATATAAAACCTTCTAAGCTTCTATCAGCACTCATTAGTAGTACATATATAATCCACATTATTTTTCTTGTGAATCAATTAAGTAATTAAGATACCATTGAGCTTTCTTAAGGTCTTTTAATTTATCACCTTTGTAATTACAACGCCATAAATACTTTATCACGTTGCCAATTAAATAACCTTCAAAGAGATTACCAGTGGCAGATTTAATGCCATCAATACATTCAATAGGACCATTTTTATAATGAGGTGGACTTGATATATCATTCCATTTTATACTCATAACCACATACCTTCATTTTGAAATTCTTCTTCAGTTGCTTCTTGTATACTATCTTCTATTGTATTTTGAATTGCATCAATAGTAGCATCGTCAACATGTAATTGATCTCTTAAATAATCTTCAATTTGAGATTTAACTTCAGATTCTATATCATTAGATTTATCATGAGTAAAATCTTGAATTTCTCTAATTGCGTCATAAGCTACATCATTATGATTAGTATGGTCTTTAATGATATTTACAATACGGTCTTGTAATTTCCACTGTTGATGCTTTTCAGCTTTTTGAATAGCTTCTTTAACAATGACTAAAGCTTTCTTATAAGCTTCACTAGCATCTTCTTTACCGGCTTTATCAGCTTCTTCTTTAGCAACATCAATAGCTTGAATACAAGGCATGAATTGCTCTCTAAAATTAACTAAAAAATCCATAATAGTCCTTTCTTTCTTAATAATAGCGGACGCCAAGTGCCATTATTAAAAATAATATTAAAATAAAAATTAACGCATACATTAGTTATCTTTCTTGTAATATAATTATTCCCAAAATAACTAAACCAAGTATTATATAAAAGCTCACATCCATAAGCTATAACCAGTACGTATGATATAACACTGCTACTGATAAGCCAATAAAAGCTCCTATCATAATATTTTTGTAATTAAAATGCATTTATAAACTCCTTATATAAATAATGTTGGCGGTATAAACATGACGGTTCACGAAAAAAGCCCCGATCCCCACCCCACACTCTTAACGAGCGTGAGGCAGGACCGTTTCAAGGGGACTAGAATGGAAGAGATCCATCTTTAGCAGCCTCTGTTTCGATAACTTCAAAACCGGCAGAAGGTGTATATTCTACCAACTCTACTACTTGTACAGCAGTAAGAGAAGTAGCAATACCTTTACCTACACCAGGCGCTTCATATGGATATTGCCAAAGATTAACGTTAACTTTAGAACCATTACCAATATTATCACCAGTAATCGGCTGAACTTTGGTATCAACAATCTTTACAGGCGTATTTGGAACTTGTCCACCATTGCCATCAGATTTTAAGCCTTTACGTTTAAGATTAACAGAGAAAACGCCTTTGTCTTCACCTGTTCCTTCTTTAACTTTAAGACCATAATCTTTAAGTTCTTCTACTTTCTTCGGATCAGTAGTTTGGATTTGCATCTCCCACTGTTTCGATTTAAAAGTATTTACAGGCGCATCATCACCAGAGATTTTACACCATTTAGCAGTTACATCTTTAACAATAATTGTACGAGGATATTCACTCATTTTAGACCTTTCTTTAAACATTAGTTAAGTTAAAAATTTAAGATTATATAAAAGGCTTTTCGACCATACATCTAAGCGATATTCTATTTTATTATATAATCAGTTACACCAGGACTGTCTGACATGTAACCCGAATAAAGTCATTTTTCACACGCACCCCCACACCTTCTTTAAGGAACTTTACTGTGGGCCAACCTCAATAACTTTATCTATTTTTGAAAAATGTTCTCATTTTTCTTGCTGTAGTATTGATCATTGTTCAAACCAATTTTAAACAGACCATACATAGCATAGACCCATAACCCCATTGCAAACGTAAACATTAAGGTTACAAAGCCAATCATAATATAGGTAGCAATTACGACATAAGTATCAAGATACAAGTCCATAATTAGCCTCCATATATTTATCTGTACATAGATTATTAGAAACTATATACATAATTTCATCTACGCCAAGAGCAATATCATAATTAGCTAAGACATAGTCAAATATTTTTTCATGCATAACAAGTACCCCTTTCTACATGAGTTTATATTATGAATAGTAAATGTTCTCATTTACCCTTACCTATTAATATCTATAGGTAGGCATCATAATTGGTACCGGAATTACCTTTGGAATCATCCAATCATGATACTAATACTAGGTTTTAGGTATAGTTTAGGACTACCCCCAGCCCCCAGCCTCCTTTCTCTAATAGGAGACACGTTGGGAACCTTCGGGGCTCCTTTTCTCCTTAATCTTTTTCTGGAAGAATAAAGGTACAGTATGTAAAGAATGCAGTTCCCGCTAAAGCTACTAAGGCTATGATCATTCTAATCGTCGCCTCTTCTTCAGCAGGAGCACAGTATCCTTGACAATCCTCCAGTGTCCCTACTCCTACAATCGCGCAGAATAGAGCCATAAATATAGAAAAGTTTCTCATCCTATCCTCTTGTTCCGTTGTATATCATGTATACAATTGCAGTAGATAGAAATAAGAATAAAATAAAGATGTAGAGTTCCATCTTTTCCTCCTTAATAAAGGTTGATGTTGAATTAGAATAAATGTATGAGTAGAAAATGTTTTCATTTTCCTTTTCTTTCAGACTTTGTAGAATAAAAATAGGGGGTTAGTGAAAATAATGTATATATATATATTTTATAGAGAATTTTTTTTCCTCTTAATCTTAAAGAAGAGTACAGGCCAGGATTCCGGGGACCATTAAAAAATATCAGAACTGTCTCCTATTAGAGATCAATGGAGTAGAAGAAGATGACTAAATTATTTAAGAGAAGAGTGAATCCTATTTCTAAGTTTATATCACTACATAGAAGAAGGTACTCGACCCAGACTGTTCTTGATAAAACTAAATATGATCGAAACAAGGAGAAAAGTAAGTGGAAAACAGAAAAAAGCTCGCATTAATAAAAGAAGTTAGACGTAGAAAATTATTAAAAGAGTATGAAACTAACTTTGAACAATTTGCTAAAGACCAAGTTCGTATTATTACAAAAGATGCTGGTAAAGGTTTTGTGCCTTTTATTTTTAACTCTGCTCAGAAGAAAGTTAATGAAGCTTTAAAACAACAATTAAAAGAGAAGAAAATAGTAAGAGCCCTTATATTAAAAGCAAGACAACAAGGTATAAGTACTTACTGTACAGCAAGAACAGCATGGAAAAGTTATTTTACTTCTAATGCTCGGTCAGTAGTTATGGCTCATGATAGTGCTACTTCTGATGCTTTATTTAATATGAGTAAAAACTTAATAGATAGAATGGAAGATGAATTTAGACCCGCTCTAATAGCATCTAACGCAAAGGAGATTAAATTTGAACATAATAATGCAGGTTATAGACTTTATACGGCTGGTTCTCCAGAAGCTGGTAGAGGTACTACTCCTACCATTGCTCACCTTTCTGAAGTGGCTTTCTGGACTTTTGATGAAAAGATTCTTGCTGGCTTGTTTCAAGGAATTTCTCAAGCCGATGGTACTGAAGTTATTCTCGAAAGCACGGCTAATGGTGCTAAAGGAGAATTCTATAGATTATGGAAAACGGCTGAGTCTGGCTATACTAACGGCAATTCAGAATATATACCTATCTTTTTACCATGGTTTATTACTGATGAATATAGACGAGAAGCTCCAGAAAATTTTACACCGACTGCGAAAGAAGAAGAATTCATAAAAGAATTTAATTTAGACTTTGATCAATTATATTGGCGTAGATTAAAAATAGCAGAAAGTGGAGAGAAGAAGTTTGTTCAAGAATATCCATCTTACGCAGAAGAAGCTTTCTTAGTTTCAGGTGCTTCAGTGTTTGATATGAAGAAACTTGTAGAACTATCTCCAATGCCTTATGAAAAAAGGATGATGTTAGACCTGGACTCGAAGTTTTGGGAAACTACAGTAGAAGGAGATTTAGAGGTTTATGCTTATCCAAAGCATGACGAACCATACGTTATTGGTGCTGATGTTTCTTTAGGAGTTGGAAAAGATTATTCCGCAGCTATAGTATTAAATAGAGATAGAGAGATTGTCTCTGTATATAGAAACAATAGAATTGATCCAAGTAAATTTGGAGACTTATTATTTTATTTAGGTAGATATTATAATAATGCTTTGCTTGCTGTTGAAAGTAATTCTATGGGTATTGCAACCTTACAAAAATTAGATGATATGAATTATGTAAATTTATATAGACAAACTAAAATCGCAAATATTAGTAATGAAGAAGGTGAAAGACTTGGTTTTAGAACCACAACAGCAACTAAGAGTACAATAATAGGAAATTTAAAGAACGCCATTGAGAATGAAGATATATTTATTCCTTCTGCGCAAGTAATTCAAGAATTAAAAGATTATATAGTTACAGATAATGGAAAATCTGAAGCTGCACCAGGATGTTATGATGATACAGTAATGTCTTTGGCAATTGCATTAGAGGTTTTGAGAACTCATTATGATAGGATAGTAACTCATAAAGTAGCCTGGAACCAGAAATGGCAGGGAACAGAACAAGATAATACAGCATGGTTATAAGGAGAGAATAATGGAATTAATAATATTAGGTATATCAACTATGTTTTTTTATGAGAACGCAGATTATTTTGCTAAATCTAAAGAGCAATATAAAGAAGGTTATAAATTAGAATTTGTGGGAATAAAAGGAGCTGACGAAAATTTAACCTCTATTCCTATAAAAGCTCCTGATGGCAAAGAATATATTATGTTTAAAATGAAATATTAAAATGAGTAAATGTGAAACTTGTAAAGCTTATAAGTGTAATGAGAAAGAGTGTAATTGCTCATGCCACAAGAAATAATAACTCCATGTATACAAGTATGTAAGTTAGAAAATAATATTTGTATAGGATGTAAAAGAACTAAAGACGAAATAAGAGATTGGACTATCACTTATAGTATATAGGAGGGAACTATGGCTATTGAAAAATCTGGAGAACGGTTTGCAGGATATAATAAACCCAAACGAACTCCTGGACATAAAACAAAATCACATGCTGTATTAGCAAAAGAAGGTGATAAAGTAAGATTAGTAAGATTTGGACAACAAGGTGTTCGAGGCGCAGGTAAGAATCCTACCAGTGCTAAAGATAAAGCTCGTAAGAAAAGTTACTATGCAAGACATAATGCACAGGGTAAACCTAGTAGTAAGATGTCTGCAAAGTATTGGTCCCATAAAGTTAAATGGTGATGATATGGCAAATATTACTCACGAAGAAAGAGAGATAATTATGAAAAGAATAAGGCTTAATAAAAATAAATGAAAACTAAAAAAGAAATTGAGGACTCTATTAAAAAAATAATTGAAGAAAGTATATTACCTACTGTACAAATGCATGGAGGTCATGTAGAACTACAATCGTTTAATGATGGAATAGCTACAATATTTTTAAGTGGTGCCTGTAGTGGATGTGCAATGTCTACACAAACATTAAAGATGGGCATAGAGAATATGTTAAAATATTATATACCTGAAGTCTTAGGTGTTGAAGGAATTGAAGATCCAAATTCTACTGTTGATCCTTATTATTCATAAAGTGTCTCCTATTAGAGAATTTTATACTTTAAATAAGTTTTAAGGAGATAATCATGAGTAGAGATGGTAATATGCATCCAAATTCGCTCAATAACTTACGCCCCTTCACTAAAGAAGGTGCGCGCGAGGGACAAAAGAATTCTGTTCTTGCAAGAAAAGCGAATAAAGAAGCAAGAGAAGCATTGAAATTATCATTAAATGATTGGAAGTCTTTAAGAGACGAAATTAAAGATGAAGCGCCTGGAGCTTTAGACGTTTTAAGAATTGCTATGTCTAAAGCAATAGGTCAAAATGATATGGAAGAAGCTACAAGAGTAGCTACTATTTTAGCTGAATTTGAAGCTCCAAAACTACAAAGACAAGATATAAACCAAGTAACTAAGACCGCTGACTTAACTGATGACGAATTAGAAAAAGCAATACAAGATTTAGGGGGTGGTTTTTCAACACATAAAAATGCATTAAATTAAAAGGATGAAGTATGGATACGCGTGTAGATGAGAATTTAAGTAAGCATTTATTAATCGAAGGATTAATTCAATATTATAAAGGAATAATTGCTAAGCATAAAGCTAATATATCTATTTATATGACTAAATCAATTGGTATTGGAGAACACTCTGATATTATTGAAACTGTTGATAAAGAATTAGATTCAATGGCAACGGCTCAAGATAAGTTAGATGTATTGCAAAAGCAATTTATAGATAACGGATAATAATCATGACTACAAAGTCTCTACAAAAAGAAAGTGTTTATAGTAAATACGATGAAGATGGAGATGGAGTAGTTAGTGATGAAGAGTTATCTCATGCTAGAGAAATTAAAGAGTTGGAGTCAACTTTGCGTAAGCAGTTAGCTCAACTTAGAATGGCTAGGTATACTTTAATTTCTATGGGAGTATTTACAGCAGCAATGTTTTTTATTCCTATTGAAAGAGTAGATGCATTAGCTGATATTAGTAATTTATTTTATATCTCAGGTGCAGGTATTGTAGGTGCATATATGGGTGCTAGCGCTTGGGTTCAAAGGAAAAATGGTAAATGAATATAGAACAATTAAGAAACGAATTAACTCAAGATGAAGGATGTAAACTTGAAATTTATAGAGACCATTTAGGTTATCCAACTTGTGGTATAGGTCATCTTATTACAGACTTTGATGAAGAATTATTTGGACAACCAGAAGGAACACCTGTATCTCAAGAAAAAGTAAATGAATTATTTGAACGAGATATACAAATTACATTAAATGAATGTAACGATTTATATAACAACTTTGATGTATTACCAGAAGAAGTTCAACATATAATAGCAAATATGATGTTTAATATGGGAAAACCTAGATTAAGTAGATTTGTTAATATGAAAAAAGCTGTTCTTGAAGGTGATTGGAAAGAAGCTTCAGTTCAAATGCAAGACTCTAAATGGTATCAACAAGTACCTAATAGAGCAGGAAGATTAGTAACAAGGATGAAAGATTTATCATAGTTAACCCAGGAGCGGATTATGACACGATATATTCAAGCAGTAAATCCTAACGAAGATATTAAAAAAGAAAAACCTAAAGTTAAAAAACAAAAAGAAAGAGTTCTTAATTATTTAACTAAACCGGGAAATTATACTTCTGAACAATTAATGGAAAGTAGAAAAATTTATTCTGGTGATGGAGGTAAATATTAATGTCTAGTTATGGTTATAAAGAAGCTGTAACCGACGAACAATTAATTAATTTAATTGAAAGTGGGGTACAAAACTCTACTGGAGATTGGTTAAATAGTTCCGATCTAGCTAGAGAAAGGTTAAAAGCTACGTATGAATATGCAGGTGTCGCAGACGCTCATCTGTCTCCACAAGGAGTTTCAACAATTGTTGATACGTCTACTACTGAGGTTGTAGAGGCTTACACAGCAATATTGTCTGATTTATTTTTAAATAATCAAAGACTTGCTAGATTTATTCCTTATGATGAAACTCCTGGAGCTTTTAAAGCTGCTAAAGATGCTTCATCATTAGTTAATTATTGTTTGTTTAAAAAGAATAATGGCTGGGAATTAATTAGTCAATGGATTAAAGCTTCACTGTTATGGAAAAATTCTATATGTAGATGGGATTTTATTGAAGATGAAGATTATATATTTGAAGAATTTGAAGAAATAACTCAACAAAATTTAGATGAACTATTATCTGATGATAATGTAGAAATAGTTGGCGAATTAGAATATACTAATAGATCTGTTGGCGAAGGTGCTGAAAATACAGATGTAGAATTAGTATATACTAATGTTAGAATAAGAAAGAAATTAAATAAATCAAGAGTAAAGATTGAATTATTACCACCAGAAAACTTTCGTATATCTAGAGATTCAAATAATATTGATGATGCTCATTTTGTAGGAATACAAACAGAGATGACTAGATCTGAAATTAGAAAGTATTGGCCAGAACAGTCTAAAGATATTGATTCTTGGGACGATTTGAAAGAAGAAGTTTGGATAGGTTCTTCTGGATATTCTCAAGATGTTGCAGCAAGAAAAACTGTGACAGGTCAAGAGTACTGGCAAGGTTCTACACAAAAAGATGCAATGCCTCTTGAAGCTAACAGAGAAGTAACTGTTACTGAGTGTTGGTTAAAAGTAGATAGAGACGGAGACGGTATTGCAGAATTAAAGCATTTTATTACTATTGGAACTCATATACTACACGAAGAAGATGTTGAGACTATTCCATTAGCATCTATAGTTCCTATTGATATACCATTTGAATTTTATGGATTATCAATGGCTGACTTTACAAGGTCTTCTACTTTAGCAAGTACTGCAATTTTAAGAGGATTTGTAGAAAATACTTATTTAACTAATTATAGTCCTAAGCTTGCAGACCCAAATGTAGTAGATTTTTCTGCTTTACAAAATATGAAGCCTAAGCAAATAATACCAACTAATGGTAATCCAGCAGCTGCAGTTCAAAACTTGCCACCAGAGACTATGTCTACTGGTACTGTTCCATTATTAGAACATTTACAACTTATAAAAGAACAAGCAACTGGAATGTCAAAAGCTGCTCAAGGTTTAAATGATACTTTATATGTTTCAGGTAATTCTGAACAAAAGCTTTCCGCTGTTCAATCAGCAGCCCAGAAGCGCATTCAACATATAGCGCGGAGATTTGCTGAAACTGGATTTAAGCGGTTAATTGCTGGTGTCTATGAGACTATGTACAAAAATATTAAAGGTACTTATTCGTACAATATGGATGGGGTTTATAAGTCTATAGATATGAACGCACTTCCATCTAGAATGGATGTAGAGATCTTCTTAGATATAGGAGAAAATTCAAACTCTACTATGATACAAAAATTAAATAAAATTGGTGCAGAAGTTCTTCCAGCTCTCAATAATCAAGGTGCAGGTATAGTCGTTAAACCTGAAGCGCCAGCAATATTGGCTACAAAACTTATTGAAGCTATGAATATTGATAGTAATGATTTTCTTGAAGATTATACTACAGATGAATTTAAGCAAAAAGCTGCAGAAACTATACAAAAACAGTCTCAAGCAGCTGAGCAAGCAAGACAAATGGAACAACAAAAAGCTACTACTGATCTTGCTTTACAAGAAGCTAATGTTAATTATACTAATGCTCAAAGTAAAAATACTCAAGATGATAATGCAAAGCAATTAGCAGTATCAATTGATAAACATTTTCAAGAATGGGCAGACTTAACTATTAAGGCTGCAAAAGAAGGTACTAAACTACCAGATCATCCAGAGTATGGTCAAATAATATTAATGGCAAAGCAATTATTACAGGGAGTAAATGCAAATGGCAACAGTAACACTTAGCGCGGCTGGAGTTGGCGCAGCTCAATCAGGTACTATCACAACTGCTGGTGGATCTGGTGGAGGAATTATTATGGTAACTAATCATAGTGACGGTGCGATAACATTTAATGTCGCAACTGCAGGCACAGACGTACAAACTGGCCTTAGTTTGGGTCCTAAATCTTATATGTTAGTAACAGGATTAGACAATGGTGCTCAAACTTTAACTAGTTTAAAAACAACACATGGAACTTCAGCTCAGTCTGGAGAAATAATTTATAATACATTAGTAACTTAATACTAATTAACTAACTAACGCCTTATGGGTTAGTAATATAATCTTGCTTAATAAAGGAGATAAATATGACAAGAGATTTTTTCGCAGAAATGTTCGATCATTATGCACCTTATTCTATTGGTTTTGATCGAGTATTTAATAGGTTAAATAATTATACTACAGAAAGTTCTTATCCACCATACAATATAATTAAAAATGGTGATTTTGATTTTACTATAGAATTAGCTATTGCTGGTTTTTGTAAAAAAGATATTGATATTGAATTATCTGATGGTGTTCTTACAATTAAATCTATAAAAGAAAACAATGATGATGAGAACAATTTATATAGAGGTATTTCGTATAGAAAATTTACTAGACGATTTACTCTATCTGATGATATAGTAGTTAATTCTGCAAAATTAGAAAATGGCTTGCTAAAAATTCATTTAGAAAGAATTGTTCCAGAAGAAAAGAAGCCTAAAAAGATTTCAATAGAAGGATAAATAATCTAATGGACAAATACCGTAAGACAGCTGAGAAGAGGCTGGGTAATACTAAATCCTATGGTAATCATAAAGTTCATCCAGACGAGTTAGCGCGACTTTCCCACGTTAAAGGGCATTTTGCTGCTAAAGAAAGAGATGAATTTTTTGATGAAGTATATGGTGAAGTATTAGTAGATTTATTTGTTGAGTGGCTCAAAACTGATCCTCATGAAACTAAGACTCGAGAATTTTTATATTCTTCTGCTATGGCACTTGGAAGTGTTAAGGAGAAAATGATACAATTTGAGACTTACGGTAAAAATATTCCGCATATACAAGAGGAGGATAACCCTAATGAGTGATTTGAGAGATATAGATAATACTCAATTAAAGAAAAATTTAGATGTAATGATTAATACTTTAGAATATGATTCTATGAGAAGTCCGGGTAAAGCTAAATTAAATGCTCAGACTTTAGTTCATTTACATCAATTAAAAGAAATTTATAATAATAATAAGAATTCAAAGCCTATACCTAAAAAGGAGGTAAAAGCAAATGGATAATACCCAAGCAATACCAGACTCTACCCCTCGGGATGATTCTGTAGCTGAAGGTGGTCGAACAGAAGATCAATTGCTGGCTGACATTGTTCGTAGCTCGAATTTTACGAGTAACGAAGAGTCTCTACCCACTGAGCAAGTACCTGAGTTAGACCCGGAGGAATCAGATAAAGAAGACCCAAAATCTGAGGAATCCGAAAGTGAAGAAGTTGAAGAAGAAGTCGAATCTGAAGAGACAGAGACTGAAGGAGAAGATGCCGCTGAAGAAGCCGCTACCGAAGGACTAGAAGTTTTTACTCAAGATGATTTAGATTTAGATGCTAAAGTTGCTATTAAAATAGATGGCAAAGAAACTGAAGTATCTTTTAGTGATCTAATTAAAGGTTACTCTACTGAACAATCTCTTTCTCATAAGGGTCGTGAACTTGGAGAAGCTAGAAAAAAATTAGACGAGGAATATCAAGGCAAATTTGGTGAATTAGCTAATATGTCAAAAGCTTCTTTAGCAGTCCTTTATTCTACTGAACAAGATCTTGCTAAGCAATATCATGATTTAGATAAAGACATAGACACTGCAAGAAAAGATAACGATACGTTTGCGTTAAGTGATCTTAAAGATAAAAGAGAACAAGCGCAAAAGCAATATTGGGACGCTAGAAATAAAAGAGAGCAGTTAGTATCTGCTGTTGAAAAAGAAGGCGTTGAACAAAGTAATAAAGCTTGGAAAGAACAATTAGACTATTTTAATAAAGCTATTCCTGATATGATTCCTGGATTCAATGAAGAAAGGGCTAAATCTATAAGGGAATTTGCTATTAATGAAGGTATATCACCTGAAGTATTAAATAGCATTGCAGATCCAAAGATTGTTAAATTTGTAGATGATTATCGTATTTTAAAGCAGGGAATTAATAAAGGAACTGTTAAAAGAAAAGCTACAACAGTTAAGAAAGCACCATTACGTAAGGCTAAAACTGTATCTAAAAAGAAAGAAGATGCTAATAATACTTTACGTGCTAAAGCTCTTAGTGGCAATGCTACGCAAGAAGAGCAAAATATGTTCCTAAGAAATATAGCTGAGCGCTCTTTAAGTTCTTTATAACTTAAACTTATAGCCTAAGGAGGAATATCATGGCTAGTACACTCGGTGTTCGTGGTACTGGAGGACCTGCTGGTCCGGCCCGTGCTACAAATAAAGATGTTTCCGAAAGGGAAGATCTTTCTAACTTTATTTCGATGATTACAAGGGATGAAACCCCTTTTATATCATCTATTGGTAAAACTAAAGCAACTGCTATTTATCATGAATGGCAGACAGATGCATTAGAAGTTCCTGGCGATTCAGTCATTCCAGAAGGTACTGACTGGTTAGAGCCTACTTCTTCTGGTGGAACTGCTACACCTACCGTTGGTGGTAAATTTGCTCATACTGGTCCAAATAGAACCAGACTTGGAAACTATACACAGATTAATGGTAAAACTATTGCTGTGTCAGGTACAAGGAGAGCTGTAGATCAAGCGGGTATTGCTGACGAATACGCTTATCAACTTAAGAAGCGTGGAACTGAAATGAGACGTGATGTTGAGCACGATATGGTTCATTCATATAATGTTTCAGCAGCTGTAGCTTCTCAGTCTAATACTGCAAGAAAGGCTGGTGGTTACCAATCTTTTATTAATGATACTGATACTGTTAACTATGTAGGTGGTTGGGGAGCTCCTGTTGCTGCAGATATAGGAAATGGTAAAGGTAAGCCAAGATCTGCTGCTACTAGTGGTACAGCTGCTCCTGCTACTGCAGCACTATCATTAACTGAGATAGATTCTGTTATGCAGAGTATCTATGAAGAAGGTGGTAAAGCTACTAAAATAATGCTATCACCAAAATTAAGGAGAGATTTCTCTGACTTAATGGTAAGTGATACTGGCGTAAGACGTAATATGGATTCTGACGGAAAACTAAGACAGTCAGTAGATGTATACATGTCTGATTTTGGTGATCTTATGGTAGTACCTAACTATATTATGGGTCTTACTAATGCAGTTCAATTTACAAACTCAGCTGGAAGTCCAGGAAACTTAGCTGCTACTACTAACGTAGCTAACTTTGCTGCAATACTTTATGATCCAATGTGGTTTGCAACTGCGTATCTAAGACCTCTACAAGAAGTAGATGTAGGTCAGAAGGGTGATTCAACTGTTGGAATGATGGTTGAAGAGTGCACTCTAGAAGTACGTAATCCAAAAGGATGTGGAGCTATTTACGGCTTAGCATAATCAACTCGAGGAGGCTCTATGAGTCTCCTCATTTTTATTGGGAGAGAATATTATGGCTATTGTAATTGTACCGACAAAGAGAGGAATGCAAGACATAGACAGAAGTACGTTTAAAGATTCAGGATATGATGTAGATAAAGAGTTAGCTAAAAAGAAAAAGAAGAAAAAAGTAGATTATAAAGGACATGGTGGTAAAATATCTAAACACTATAAAGGTGGTGGATATGTAATAACCGGAAGAGATTAAAATAACGGGAGGGAACAATGTACGTTATAAAAACGAACGCAGGAAATATATACCCAGTAGAAAAATGTGTATATAGAATAGGAGCAGCTACAGGCGGTGGATATAAGTTAACACATTTAGATCTTATAAATGTAAGTGGTACACCAGCACCAACTTTACAAGCATCACTTACAGCAGCAACTGCTGGTGATGAATTAGGTTATATAGGTAAATCAGGTAGATTTATCGCTATAACAGAGCCTGCTACATAGGAGAATTTAAATGACAAAGAGTGATTTTAAATTTCAAAGCGCTACTATAAATCCAAAAGAATCTATAAAAGCAGGATTTGATTTAAAAACAGGTGAGTGGGAAGCTACTCAAAATATACAACAATATAAAGAACAAGCTAAACTTGATAGAGATAGACAAGACTATTTTGGTAAAGCTAATAAAGGCTATCGAAAAATGGCTACTATACCAGATATTGTTGCTATTAAAATAAATGAAGATCATGGTATAGATTTACACGATCCAGCATTTATGCATGATAAAGATAAAATGATAAAATTAAAACATGTATTAAGGTTTGAATATCCTGATCTTTTAATTAACACTTAATAGGAGAGTAGTATGGCTTTAACATATACAGAGTTAACTACTCTAGTTCGAACTTGGTCGAATAGAGACGAACAAATTGTATCTGATGCTATTATACAAGATGCTTTACAATACGCAGCAGATAAAACTTACAGAACATTAAGAGTTCCGCCATTAGAAAATGTAGCAGTATTTACAAATGATAGTGATAGTCTTGATAACGCGACAACTGCTGCTACTAATCTTAATCCAAGTAAAACAGAAATACAAGTACCTCAAGACTTAGTTGAAGTTATTGCAATAAAAGAAACTGATTCAGCAGGAAATACAATAAGAGTATTTAATGAAAAGTTAGACCCAAGAACTTTCTTTGATCCATTATCAGAAAAGTATACTAATAATAATTATTGGACTAGAGAAAGAAACGTAATATTCGTAAGTCCTGGATTTAATTTATCTAGTTTAGGTACTGCATCTAATATAGAAGTATATTATTATAGACGTTTACCATCATTAAATGCTAAATACGCTGTAACTACATTAAACTATTCAGCTGGATTACTTACAACTACAGGTGGTACAACTGCGTTATATTTTGTAAATGGTAATACAACGACTGCTTATGCAACTGCTACCGAAGCAACCGCAGCAGCAGATGGAGCTGGAACAAATACAGCAAACTATATTGGTATTGATGTACCACATTGGTTAAGAGACGAAAATGAACGAATACTTTTATACGGAGCTTTGGCTCAAATTTTTGCCTTCGTACAAGACGATGAACAAGCAGCAAAATATAGTAATATGTTTTATGCAGAGATTAAAGAGCTTAATGATGAAGATAAGCAAAGGCAAGCTTCTGGGGGAAATGTTCAAGTAAACTTTAATGGGCGAGGATTAATATAATGACTACACCAGCAAGACCAGGAAAATTTACAGGAGCTACAGACACTGCCTCAGCAGGTAGTTATTTTGGAACAACACTGCTTAGTGGAATATCAGACTTAGTTGCAGCAGACGTTACTTCAGCACAAACTTCAGCTACTAACGCAGCAACAAGTGCATCAACAGCTTCAACACAAGCAACCAATGCAACTGGAAGTGCAACAGTCGCACAACAATTCGCAACTAATGCACATAATACTCAATTCGATTATAGTGGTAGTAACTACTATTCAGCATTACATTATGCTACTGAAGTATCTAATCAAACTACTTTAGCAACAACTGCAAGAACTGATGCACAAAAGTTTGCTACTAATGCAGCTAACTCTGCCTTCACATATAGTGGAGATAGTTATTATTCAGCATTACACTACTCGGCAACATCAAGTACTTCAGCAACTGCTTCAGCAACTAGTGCTACAGCATCTGCTACTAGTGCTACTGCTAGTGCCACAAGTGCTACTGCTTCGGCTACTAGTGCAACAGCATCTAGTAATAGTGCAAGTACATCTAGTGGGCATGCGACTACTGCAAGTGGTCATGCAACTACTGCAAGTAATTATGCAGTTAAAGTAGATGGAGTCGTACCAAGTACTTCTGATTACTCTGCTAAAGCTTGGGCTATAGGTGGTACAGGTGTAGATCATGCTTCAGGTGGTGGTAATGCTAAAGACTGGGCAACTGAAACAACAACAACTGCAGATAATACAGAGTATAGTGCTAAAGAATATGCAATAGGAACACAATCAGGTCAAAGTGCTGGATCAGCTAAACAATGGGCTATTGGTGGTGGTTCTG